CGACCATGTTTAATAACACTCTTCCAACATCTAGTGTTATAAACTTAGGTTCTAATTTTAACACAAATATGTCTGGAAAAATGATTTGCTATGCGTGGCATGAAGTGGATGGCTATAGTAAATTTGGTAGCTACATTGCTAATAATAATACCGATGGACCTTTCGTATACACAGGATTTAAACCAGCATTTGTTATGGTTAAAAATATAAATAGTGCTTATAGTTGGTTTATGTTTGATAATGCAAGAGACCCATCTAATCCAGTATCAAATTTTTTAGCCGCAGACCAATCTACTGTATATAGTAGTCAAGCTGTTTTGGATTTTGTATCTAATGGTTTTAAAATAAGAATTGGTAATGCTTCTGGAGCTAATCATTTAACAAACACACATATCTACATGGCATTTGCTGAACATCCATTTGTAGGTGATGGTACAAATCCTGTAACTGCGAGGTAGGGTTGTATATATGAAACAAATATTTAATAATAGAAACATACATAAAGGAGTATTATGTCTTGGGCAATAGTAAAAAACAATCAAGTAATTGAGATACTAAATGGTGCAAAAGCTGTAACCATAAATGGTATACAATACCCTAGTAGTATTTTTGGTGCATGGACAAAAGCTGATCTTAAAAATATTGGGATTTATCCAACACAGATTACAAGTACAATAGATAGTAAAACTCATACACCAACTGGTGGTGTAACTTATACAATTAATACAGACCACGTAGCTGTTCATCATGGTAAAAAAGCACATGTGCTTGAAGATGTTACCAATGAAGATAAAAGTGTAACAGCAGGTTTAAAATCGAAACTACTTGCAGAAGTTGATAACAATGCATACAACGTATTAGCCCCATCAGATTGGATGACTACACGTCAAATGGAAACGGGTGTAACTATAGCTGACGATTGGAAAACATGGAGAGCTAGTGTACGAACTCAAGCTAAAGCTATGAAGACAGCTATTAATGCTGTAACAACAATCACTGATGTTCCGGGATTATATGTAGTGTATGGATCAGCTAGTGATGGAACAATGACATCTGTGTCTAGTGGTCATCTATGGCACTGGCCAGCTAATCCAGATGAGGCTTAGAGAAAGGTGGAGAAAATAAATGTCCACCGATACGATTCTATTTGATGTAAATTTCAGACCGGGGATAGACAGAGAGTCTACACAGTATGCCTCCAAAGGTGGCTGGTTTAATGGTGACAAGGTACGGTTTCGTGCGGGTAAACCAGAAAACATTCGTGGTTATGAGAAAAGAGTTCAACAAGAATTTATAGGAGTAGGCCGTTCGGCACATTCTTTTACAAGTAACGATGGTTTAAAATATCATTCTTTCGGCACACCAAGTCATTTATATATTTATGCTGGTGGTAAAAATTTTGATATAACACCACTACGAACATCAACAACATCAAGTGTTACTTATAAAACAGTTGCCTCTAGCACTCGCATACTTGTGTCATCTACAAGTCATGGAGCTAATGTTGGTGACTATTTTATTCTTGTATCTTCAGCTACTGTTGGTGGTAATCATAGATTTTTAAATAATGAATTTGAGGTTGTATCAGCTACACCTACTAATTTTACATTTAATGCTTCAATAGCTTCGTCGGCAACTACAACTATAACAACACGATCTAAGTTTCAATTTTATATACACTCAGGCGGATCTCAAAATATTCCTGAACTTGGTTGGAGTATTGGAGTTTATAATGCTGGTGTTTCAATCACTGGTCGTCGTACTTGGAACAGTCCAGCTAGTATATCTGGTGATGCACAAACACAACCATTACGACAATGGGCACTAGATAACTTTGGCGAAGACTTATTAGCTTTACCAAAGGAAGGTAGATTACATGTATGGGAAGAATCGGACGGCACGGGCACAAGAGCTGTGGTTGTATCGACAGCCCCAAGTGCATCCAACTTTATGTTTGTATCACAACAGGATAGACATGTTATTTGTTTAGGCACACATGGTGTAGCTAGTGGGTTCGATCCCATGTTAGTTAGATGGTCAGACCAAAACGATTACACAAACTGGAACGTCAATGTTAGTAGCACATCGGGTGAGAATCAACTGGGTGATGGTAGTGAATTAGTCACGGGTCTTAACACTCGTAACCAATCACTAATCTGGACAGACAATGCTGTACATGCTATGGAGTTTGTTGGTCCACCATTTATATTTAACTTTAGACAGTTGGGTTCTAACTGTGGTATAGCTGGACAACATGCAGCTATTGAACTTGATGGTCGTATATTCTGGATGGGTGCCAAAGATTTCTTTGTGTATGATGGTGCTGTTAAAGCTCTACCATGTACGGTTCGTCGTTATGTTTATGATGACTTTAACTTTGACCAAAAAGAAAAAGTGTATGCAGGCACGAACCAAGAGTTTAGAGAAGTAACATGGTTGTACCCCAGTAAAGATTCAACAGAGATAGATCGATATGTAAGTTATAATCCTGTTGAAAATTATTGGACATTTGGTACAACTATATTTACAACATGGGAAGATAAAGAAGTATTTCAAAACGTGATAACTACTGGTAAAGAATCTGACGGTGATAACTATTTATACACAAATGAACCCGAAGGTATCTATACAGCCGATGGTCAGAGACAAGAAGCTTTTCTTGAATCATCAGAATTTGACACAACTCCACCATCATATGGACCAGGAGATAGTATTATGTACTTGGATAGAATCGTTCCAGACTTTACAATAAATGATGGTGGTCGTGTTACTTTAAAAATGAAACTTAAAAACTTTCCCAACGGCGAGGTTAAAGAAAAGGGACCTTTTGTTGTAACACCGACAACACAATTTATAAGAACACGTGCTCGTAGTCGTCAAGCTATCATTCGTATCTCGACATCTACGGGTGGAACTAACTGGCGACTAGGATCTTTCAGAATGGATGTAACACAAGATGGCAAAAGATAACAGAAGAATACCAAGAAAAAAAGGACAACCAGTCGGCAGTAAAAAACATTCCGACTTGTATACCGACGAGAATCCAAAAGGCACGATACGTGGTTTAAAATTTACAACGGTTGCTGATGCACGAGCTTCAGTAGCTAAAATTAAAAGATCGAATAGAACACATGCCCATAAAACACAAGCAGCAATAGCTATGGAACAACGAGCTAGGGTTGCCGGTAAAAGTAAACAAGCTGCTGTGTATAGAGCTTTTATAAATCAACAAAAGAAAAAGACACAACAAAAGAAAAGGAGTGTGGCTTAGATGTCTGACTATCCAAGATTTCCTAGAATACGACCGAACATGTCAGATAGTTCAACGACGTTTACAACGGGGTCTCCACGACAAATTGGACCGGGACCAGCCCAACCAGCTCCAACGGCAACGGTATCATTTCTTGGTGCAGGCACAGCTAATGCAGCAGCACAAGATGCTCTTACACAAATGGAACAGTGGGCGGATTCATTAAATGATAAGTTGTCATCGGATGGAGTTAAAATTAGAAATAGTGTACAACAAGATCAGTTTGGATCTATAAGTATACGAGGACGACTAAGACTTAATAGTAACTTAACCGACCCTGATACGGCAGAAGTCACACCATTAAAAGGGCAGATTAGATTTAATGTTGATACCAATAAGTTTCAAGGCTATGACGGTACAGCTTGGAGGGACTTTCACTAATGTTTAAAAGTATAGGTAGATTTTTTAAAACAATAGCCACGGATATTTTACCTCCAGCTATATTAGGTATTGCTGGTGGTCCAGTATTTGGACCTTATTTAGCCGCAGCTTATTCAGGTATTAAAACGGGTGTTGAAACAGGTAGCCCGTTTGCTGGTATTGGATCAGCTGCTATGTCTTTTGGTTTAGCTCAAATAGGACAAGGTTTAAGAGGACAAGGTCCGGCAGCTTTAGATACTGGTAAAGGACTAACAGCAGGTCCTTTAGCTGGTACAAGTCCTATCGATGCAACAAAAGGAACTGCATCTTTTATGCAATCTTCAGGTAAAGTAGCTCAACAGTTAGGATCAGCTGCTAACATTACACCAGGTTTAGCAGAAAGTATTGGGTATACTGGTAAATTAACACAAGGTGTAGCTCCGACTCCAACAGATATAATTAAAGGAAAAGATGCTTTTCAAGTAATTACAGATGCAAGTGGTGCTTCAAGAGTAGTTAGACCAGATTTAGTTTCTGCACCAAGAACAGGTCTTATGGGATTTGCTAAAGATGCTGTTGACATAGCAATGAAACCTGCACCATTATTTCAAGATGTAGGTATTGATTATAATGTAAGACCAGCCACTGTTGCCGGATTAGGACTAGTGGCTAAAGCAGCAGGAACACCTTTACCCGAACCAGAGCCACTACCATTAATGCAACAACAACCACAAAGAGATTTAAGTAGATTTGCTTATAAAGGTCCGTTACAAAGAGGACCATATCAATATGCTGATCCTGAATCTTTATATGGTCCAAGGGATGCAAGTACCTATGGATATATGGGAGCTAAAGAGGGAGGAGTTATGAAGTTTCAATTAGGTGGTGCTTCTATGATCGGTGGTTTCTCCCCCATTGACCCAAACATGAGACCAGCTCCATCATTACAAAGAACGGGGGGTGAGCCTCCTATAAATATTGTTAGTCCTCCAGGTGGTCAAGCTGACCCAGTTGAAACAATTAATTTTATAGGACCATCACCAATCAATCAACCACCAATGTCTGGTATAACTCAAACATTACAAAAGGCGGGTCAACAACAACCGGGTATGCCTACACCAAGTCCAACACAAACATTACAAGGTCTATCACAACAGTTATCTAAAGATGTAAACTTACAACCACCTGCACCAATTCCGGCTCAAGCCCCTATGATGCCGCAACAACAATTAAATGTTCAAGGACTACTTGATCAACAAGGCATGAATAGATTAAGTAATCTTATTAAAGATCTTCCTCGTAAACCTTTAGATATTTCTATTAGTGGTCTTGGTAATCTTGGTTTAGCTGCCGGTGGTCAAGTTCCGGGTATGGCAGGAGCTTCTCCTATATCACAAACGGCTATGTCACCTATAGCTCCCCAACAGTCCCCAACTACACCTGCCCAAGAACGACCCAAAAATTTAACTATTGGACCAAGTTCAACAATGGATCCAACAGCTGTGGAAACCACTAAAGCTGTATATGGTGAAGGGGGTGATCCTGGTGAAGAAGAATTTATAAATACGTTTAGTAATATATTTAATAGTAATCCAAACATTGTTACTCGTGTAGCTCAAAGAGAATTATTACCAAATGTTGGTCGTCAAATGTATCAACAAATGAAAGAGGCTAATGCTTTTACTCCGGGACTACCAATACAACAACCAACAATTCCAACTATCGGAACAGATACGGAACCAAAACAAATGGCTGAAGGTGGAGAAGTAGAGTCCGGTCAAATGTTACAAGAGAATGCATTCGTTATACCAGCAGATGTCGTAGGTCACATAGGTGACGGTTCATCTGATGCTGGTGCTCAAAGATTACAAAGTTATTTGGGTATGAACCCGCAGCAGTATCAGGCGGGTGGGATTATGGCGGGTGAACTACAAGGACCGGGTGGTGGTATGGATGACCTCATTCAAACCAGTATTGAAGGAAAACAAGCCGCAGCTGTGAGTCCTCAAGAGTTTGTAGTGCCACGAGATATTGTTGCAGAATTAGGAAAAGGTAGTTATGATCAGGGTTCTAAAAAATTATATGCCCTTATGAGAAATGTACGTAAATTTAAAACAGGTAAAACAGAACAACCGGCTGAACTAAATAGAGGTTTAAACACCTTGATGAGATCTGCGGTTGCTTGAGGTAGAAGAGGTTAAATCTTTTGATGATATTGAAGAATTGTTTATGTTGTTCCCAGTGGAGATTGAACGAGGACCGTTTGATAATAAATACACACCCGAATTACTTAAACATCATATTGAAACAGGAGTATTAGGTTTGTTAAGGATAAAACATAATGGTAGAATAATCGCAGGTTATGTAATAAGAATCAATGTTTATCCAACGACCAAACGACTGTTGGAAATTTTGTTTATCTTTGGAAGAAATCTCAATCTTCGTATAGGTAAACAAATATTTAAAAAGCTTGAAGACTTGGCTCGACAGTTAAAGTTAGATGGCATTGAATTAACCGGTCGTATGCAATGGAATAAAGTGTGCGACAAGCTTGGTTTTGACAACCAACAATTTATACAGAGAACAAAATGGCTGACTTATTAAAACGACTTAAAATTTCTGAACAACAATACGGTGTAGGAATGGAAGATAATCCATTTCAAAATGCATCTCCTGATGAGTGTATTAATGTATGCTTTGGTGGTAGTGGTGGTGGTGGATCACCTCCTCCCCCTCCTCCTCAAACAGTCACACAGCAAACAAGTAATATACCGGAATATTTTCAACCATATCTTGAACGATTGTTTGAAAGAGCTGAAGGTGTAACAACAGAACCATTTCAAAGATATGAAGGTCAACGATTAGCAGAAGTAACACCTCAACAAAAAACAGCTTATCAAGGAGTAGAGGATTTAGTTGGTGGTTATAAACCATACATAGGTACAGCTGATGTGTTAACAGCTCAAGCTGCACAACAATCAACAGATCCAATGGCTGTTGCCTCACGTATGAATCCATATCAACAGTCAGTTATTGACATACAAAAAAGGGAAGCTCTAAGGGATGCTGAAAAATTACAGCAACAAATAGGAGCTTCAGCCGTAGGAGCAGGGGCCTTTGGTGGATCACGTCAAGCTTTACAAGAAACAGAATTAGCTCGACAAACGGGACAACGACTAGCCGATATACAAGCCGTTGGTTCACAACAAGCCTATCAACAGGCCCTCAATCAACTAGCTGCGGATCGTGCTGCTTCTCTAGCTGCGGGTCAACAGTTTGCTGGATTGGGTACGACCCAACAACAGTTAGGATTAGCCGGACTTGGTGCTCTTGAAACAGTGGGTCAGACACGACAAGCTCAACAACAACGTCCACTTGATATTGCTTATGAAGACTTTGCTCGTGAGACTACATTCCCATCACAACAAGTACAACAAATGTCTTCTGTGTTACGTGGATTTAATTTACCAACATCAACCTATGCTACGACACAAACACAACAAGCTCAACCGGGTTTTGGTCAACAGCTACTGGGTTATGGTTCAGGTGCTTTAGGATTATACGGTGCCGGTAAAACATTTGGATTGTTTGCCGGGGGTGGAGAAGTAAACCCCGGACTAAAAGCACTGGCTAAGAAAGCTCCTGAAGCTGTAGAAAACATGGGTTATAATCCTGATGAAGTAGCTAATGCTTATGTGGGTGGTCGTATGAACTTTAATATAGGTGGTCTTTCAGATATTGAAAGAGGAACTAAAAGATTTAAGGGAGATAGAACATATCCAGACGGCACTCCTTTACCTCTTCAAATAGGACCTGAATTTTTTAGAAGTATGGGTGCTGAAATTATTGAAGAAAAAGATAAAAAAAATTTTAGAGATGATTCAATAAATAAATTATCTCGAGATGCCTCTGGTTTTAGATCAGATAGAGATGAAGTTGAGCCTATAAGACCAAAAGAAGAAAAGAGTTTATTTGAAAATTTATTTGCAGAAGATGGTGGGCCAAGTGATAGTGATACTATTCAAGATGAAATTGATTTTTTACAAGGGGGTCAAGAAACAAATCTACCAATTAGTGATTCAACTATTTCAAATCAACAAAATAACCAACCAACAAATTTTTTACAAATATTAAATCCAATAGGTCAAGCTCAAGCTAAAGCTAAAGAATTAATAGATCAAAAAAAAGAGGAACAGAAGATTGTTGATAAAAAAGAAAGTGATAAAGAGCCATCAACAATTATTCAAAGAAAAACACCGTTAATGAGTGGATCTAATGCCATGACAGGATATGCACAAAATATATTAGGAACTATTGATAAACTTGAATCTGAAATAAAAGGAATATCTGAAGAACAAAAAGGGTCAACGAAAAGAGCTGGTGCTATTTTAGAAGGACTAAAGAAAGCTAAACAAGATAGACTATCTAAAGTTAAAGAAGATGCACAAAACGAAGGTTTAATGGAGTTTTTAAATATATCAAAAAGAATATTTGAAGCCGATCCATCAAAAGGACTAGGAGCTATTGCCTTTGGGTCTTTAGCTGATTCAACCGATAAGTTTGTAGATATTGCAAAAAGAATTAAAGACATACCGGTTCAAGAACAAGAGATAGCTTTAGAAGCAGAGCTTGGTAAATTAGAATTAGGAGATAAAGAAAGAGCTATTGCAAAAGACTTTATTACTCAAAGATTAGCCACAACGACAGCTAGAATAAATGTTCTTGACAAAGTAACAACTGCTTTGGGTAAAGGTATAAAATCTTTTTTACCAACTAATAATGACATCAATGCTATCGCAAAAAGATTTTTGGGTAGGGAAGCTCGAGAACCAGAAGGGCAAAAAATACAACAATATGTAGACGAGGCTTATAAAGAAACTGCACAATTTGGAGAACAACAAAGAATGAAAGGTATTACAACACCAAAAGATGAATTAACTATGATGTTTACTAATCGTTTAGGACAAAAACTTATGAGTGATGAAAGCATTCGTAAATATAATCAAGAAAATACAGATGATTTTATTGATCCAACAGCTGGTAAGACTTTAGATAACCAAAAATTTAAAAAAGTGCAGAAAGGTTCAAATCAAACGGGTAGATAAATATGTTAGCTAATTATAAAACAGCTACCTTTCAAGAAACTCGAAAAGAATTATTAGACAATCAAGATAAAGGTAAGCTTACACAACAAGAAGAAATTAAAAAATTTCTACAAGACAAAGGTTACGATTATCAAGATTTTTTTAATGAAGAAGATAGGTATGAAGCCGACTATTATAAACAACAGCAGGAAGAACAAGAAAAAGGTGCTGTTGCTAAACAATTATTACCTGAAAGTGAAGTAGCTCGTCCTGAATTAACTGGACTAGGTGTTATTGATTCTCCGGTAAGAGTTGCTGGTAGAGCTGTTGGTGAAGCTACAACTGGATTAAAAGATACAATAGCTACTTTTTTTCCTAAGTTTGAAGAAAAAAGAGTTGAGATTGGTAATTTTTTAAGAGAGAGTTTACCAGAAAGTGTGCAACGATTTGTGTATCAAACTATGGATCCTTATCACGGGGGTGAAGGACTTGGGGCTACGGTCGAAGAAACAGCTGGAAAGATCGGATCTTACTTTGTTGGTTATGGTGGTGTAACTAAAGGTCTCCAAGGTATAGCTAAAATAACTCCAGGTGCTCGATCGGTAATGACTCAAACATCTCGTAAGTTAAAAAGAAAAGCTAGAAAAGCAGCTCGATTAACTGGAGCTGGAGTTCGTTTTGGTGCAGCCGCAACCATAGTAGAAGATCCAGAAGAAAATTTAGTAAATGTTTTAAACGAACAATTTCCAGAATCATTTGAGTTTCTTGAAAAATATACGATTGATCCAACCGATAAAAAATCTAAACAATATTTAGATGCTCTTGTAAACAATCTAGTAGCCGAAGGTGTGCTCACAGCTGGGGTAGCCACAGTTGGTGGTTTAGCTAAACTTTATAAAACTATTAGACGTAGTAAAACTGTTACAGAAAGATTTCCGTTAAAAGATTTTGGAAAAAAAGCTGGTCGATTAGATAAAATAGCTGCGGGATTATCATCCAGAATGGGTGTTGATGAGTCAACTATGGAGAAATTAATTTTAAGAGATAATGCTGCAAAATCAGCTGCAATAAAATCAACAGGTTTAGCTAGTGAATTAGAAAACTCTTTAAAAAAAATAGAGGGAATAGATGATAATTTTTTATCTGATGTTGTTAATCAAGCTTTACAAAGTAAAAACACAATAACACGATCTGTTGACGGTCGTAGATTTGAAACAGGAACTGATGCTTTAGAAGCACTTAGACAAAAGTCTCCAGAGGCAGCTAACATAGTTAAAGAAATGAGAGACAATATTGATGAATTATCTATGTCAATTAGTGATAAAGTTGGAGGAAAATTTTCAGCAACGATTGATAACAATCTTAAAACATATTTAAACACATCCTATAAAATATTTGATAATCCTGAATATCGTCAACAAATTTTAAAAAGAGTAAAAAATTTAAAAGATGATGATGAGGTAGTTCAAAATGCCATGATTTATATGCGAGAAAAACTTGGATCAGAGGCCACAGAAGAGTTAGCTCAAAAAGAATTAATTGAATTATTAACTGATAAAGGGTCAAGAGAATTTTTTAAAAGTTTAAGTGGAGCTAAAGGATATAATTTATTTGGTAGTTCTAAACCGACAAAACCTAAACTTACTGATTTTGATAATAGATTAAAAGCTTTATATGGAGAGGTTAAAAATCCATTTAGAAATTATTTAAATACATTTAATAAGTTATCAGTTATTAAAGCTGAACAAGATTTTTTAGATGAACTAGCTAGTGATCTTGTATCTCGTAACATAGCCAAAGTATCTCCTAGTGGTAGAGTGGATGATGGTTTAGTTAGTGTTGAAGATGCGGCAAAAGCTAGGTTAGATAAAATATTTGGTAAAAATTTAACTGAAGGAAAAAAATTAAATATTCTTGATGAGAGTAATAGAGAAATTATAAGCTCTTTTGTTACTCAACCTAACGTAAAAAATCCATTTAAAGATGTTTACGTAAATGAAAATTATGTGAAAGCTATTAGTGAGGGTTTAAATATGTTGGAACAACCAAGTGGTAATCCAATTATGAAAGCCTATGATTATTTTTTAAAAGCAAAAGGTTTATCACAGGTAATGAAAACAATCTACTCACCCTCAACACATGGTCGTAACGTCATGGGTAATGTTATGATAATGGGAGCAAACGGCATGATTCCTTTTGGTAAACAAGGCAGTCAAGCTTTTGCTGACTTAGGAAAAAGATTTGCAGGTGTATCAAATAAAGAATTAGGAGAACGATTAGCTCGATATTCTGAACTTGGTATAACTGATAGTGGAGTTGGTTTAGGAACAATAAAAGATAATTTAAATATGTTTTTAAGTGAGCCTGATAAATGGTTAGACAAATCTATAGTACAAAAAACTAAATCAGCACCTTCTACATTTAATAAAAAACTATTTCAATTATATCAAGCTGAAGATGACATATTTAAAATTATGCATTTTGAGAAAACAAAAGATTATTTAAAAAAAGCTTTTCCTAATAAAAATATTTCTGAGATTGAAAGTTTAGCTGCCAGTCGTACTCGTGATCTTATGCCCAACTATGCTCTTGTTCCTAAATATTTTAAACAACTAAGAGGTTTTCCTGTTGGAGACTTTTTATCTTTTCCAGCTGAGATGGTTAGAATTAGTAAAAATTTAATTAAATACACTCTTGATGATTTATCTTCTGGTAACTTTGAATTAACTAAACAAGGAGCTAAAAGATTAGCCGGACTAACAACTGTTGGTATAAGTGGTGACTATCTTAAAAATAAATCAATGATGTTAATGAACATTAACAAAGATCAAGATGAAGCTATTAACAATACTATACCATATTACGAACAAGATTATTCAAGAATATATTTAAGTCCTATTCAGAAACGAAAAGATGGATCAGTCGTAGTCGATTATGTAAATTTAGGTCCTGTTGATCCTTTTGAATATTTAAAATCAGCAGCTCGAATGGCACAAGATGCTGTGTTTAGTAATAAGCCAGTAAAAGGTGAAGAAGCTATGTATAAAATTTTTGATAGAACTCTATCACCATTTTTAGGTCCATCTATGATTGTTGAAAATTTTTTAAACTTACGTTTTAATCCTGATTCATCAGATTTTAGAACCGGAGCCATAGCTAGAGGAGTGGGTGGAGCACTTTATAAAACATTTGAACCTGGTTTTGTATCTAATTTAAGAAAAAATTTACAGGCCTATAAAAGTAGACAGTTAAGGGGCGATGAATATGGTGTCTATGATAAAGGACTACGATCAATTCCTGATGGTGATATAGATCTTATGGCTCACTTAGGAATAAGAAGGCAACGATTTGATATGACATCTTCTATACCATATAATTTTACACCGACGTTAAGATCCTACAGTCGTCCAGACACAAAATTAAAACAACTGTTGAGAAGTAGTGTGGGTGGACAGTTTGATCCTATTCGTCCTGTAACTCAAGAAAGAATTTATGATGCATACGTACGAGCACAAAAAAATAGACTTGTAGATCAACAAAAATTAAGAGGATTAATTAAAGATTATAAAGCCATGGGTTTTGATTTGCCAGATATTATTGCATCATTTAGTAGATATGGAGCTTTGCCTGATAAAAAACTTGGTAAAAAAAGTAGACAAGCTTTAGAGTCATCTGATTTAAATTATTTTATTCCTGTTCCATATAGTGAAGATGTAACAGCTAGAGATATATATGGTTTACAAATACCTTATGATCAAATGGATGATCTTTATAGATCATTGAGTAATAATAAAATAGAAAAATAACACTCTGTCAAAATGTTGACATAACAGTTGACACTATAAATAAATAACTATATATCTATACAAATGAAAGATGTCCATGTGGCGATCGGTTGGGACTCCCGTGAAATAGATGCTTATCAAGTATGTGAACATTCACTTGTAAGACGTTCATCTATACCGGTAGCTGTAACACCCCTTATGCATAACAATCTACGATACTTTAGATTATTTAATCGTGAGTGGCGGATTGATAAAAAAGGACAACACTGGGATGTGGAGGACAATGCTCCTTTTTCGACAGAGTTTAGTCACACTCGTTTTCTTGTGCCAGAATTAGCCAGACGTAATAAAGTAAAAGGCTGGGTAATCTTTTGTGATTGTGATTTCTTATGGCTTGATGATATAAAAAATTTACTGGATGAACTTGATGATAGTTACCCTGTATGTGCAGTTCATTTTAATTATGAACCCGAAAGCAATACAAAGATGGACAACAAGATACAAACAAAATACAACTGTAAATTGTGGTCTTCTCTCATGGCTTTTAATATGAATCACAAAGCCAATAAAAAACTTACACATAGTGCTGTTAACGAAATGAAAGGTCTTGATCTTCATCAGTTTGCTTGGTTACCAAAGGGGCCTGGTAGTGTAGGAGAGATAAACCCACGATGGAATTATGTTCCAGGCATTATGGGAGAAAACACACCACTTCAACCCTCAGCTGTTCATTTTTCTTTGGGCGGTCCGTGGATGAAGGGCTTTAAAGATTGTGAGTTTTCAGACAAATGGTTTGCTGAAAGAGCACACAGAGAATATCAAACAGGAGATACATTAAAGGATATGAAATGTCTACATTTTCACTTGTAACATCATTTAGAGGCGACCATTGGAATATCTATGCCAAAGATTGTATAGAAAGTTTTATCAAACACTGGCCTGAAGACACCAAACTTTATGCTTATTATAATGATTGGCCCGAACGTGGTCTTCAATCGTACGATCCCAAAAGAGTAGAGTTTATAGATCTTATGGGTGCCTCCCAAGAGCTATGTGAATTTTTTAAAAAATTTAAAAGTCCAAAAGACACACCCAACTGGAGAACAGATGTTAAACGATGGGCATACAAAGTCTATACCGAATATGAGTTCTTTGTAAAGAATCCACCAAAGTGTGATGTAGGTATATGGATTGATGCTGATACTGTAACATACAATGACATACCCAAAGCTAAGCTTGAAGAGTGGATGCCTAAAGATAAAGATATAGCTGTGCTTGGTCGTGAAGCTGTAAATTATATTGAAGCTGGTTTTGTTATGATGCAGATGACAGAACTTAATAAAGCTTTGTTTGCAGATTTATTTGGAGTGTGGAACTCTGGTGAAATCTACAACTACAAAGAATGGCATGATGCGTTTGTGTTTACTAGAATCATGAATCTACATCAAGCACATGGTTTACAGATAAATAATCTGTCACCTCATTGTGCTGACCTCAATGCATTCGAAGCCTCACCCCTTGTGAGATACATGTATCACAACAAAGGTCTACTTAAATTTAAACAAGAACAAGCTGGTCAAGAACCGCCACAAACAAAAGTCAAAGCAACAAAGACAGAAGAATCAACTAAGAAACCTATCGTTGTTACACCACAGGACTGCATGCCTATAGAAGATATTCGTATGAATATTCTTACAAATGCTAAACGTCTGCCAATATCCATAACAAAACGGTGTCAATGGAATGATGAAGAAGTAGCTATTGTGTCGGCCGGCCCGTCACTTAAAAAAAGTTTTAGAGAGATACAACAATTACAAAACAGAGGAGTAAGAATTGTATGTGTTAAACACAGTCACAATACTCTCCTTGAAAATAATATCCAACCGTGGGCTTGTACAATATTAGATCCAAGACCCTTCAATGAAAAATCTACACATGGTTATGTACGTAAAGAATTGTTAGCTGAGCCACATCCACGAGTAATGTATTGGGTAGCAACTATGTCTAACCCCGATGTGGTTACACACTTGCTTGATAAGAAAGCAAAGGTTGTAGCTTGGGATGCTTATTGTAATGCAATAGAAGGATGGGACTTTTTCAAAGATAGACTGCTTATCACGGGTGGTACATGTGCCGGTATGAGATCAATAGGATTATTACACACCCTTGGTTTTAGAACTATGCATCTATATGGTTTTGATTCGTGTATTGAAGGTGAACCAGAAAACAAGGATGAGTTAGCTGAAGACGGTCGTAAGAAATGGTTGAAGGTATCGGTTGGTGAAGACAACAAACCATACTGGACAACGGGTGAATTACTGGCTCAAGCTCAAGACTTTGAAAAGCTTATGCAAAGAGAAGAGATAGATCTTGATATTCATGTTCATGGTGATGGGTTAGTTAAAGCATTATGGGACGACGGATTAAAAGATAAGATAGAAAAAACAACATACAAGGAGATCTTCGATGACATCCCGTAAAGTAGTAGGAGTATTTTTAAACTCTGCCACACATCAACCTCACGTTAATACACTCACAGCCATGACTCATGGTATTAGAGAGACAACAGATAACCTTGTTTTCTTATCTAACTCTACGAAGTATATGGATTGTGATGTGGCTATCATCTTTGGGTCATGGAAAGACAGACATACGCAACATCACATTTTAAAAAATGATGTCGTAAATAATCACAAAGGTGATTTATTAGTAGTTGAGACTCCGTTACTTGGCAGAACTATAACAGAAGATCATAGATACTACAGAGTGGGTAAAGGACATTACATGGACTCACTGGGATACTTTAATAATAAAAACTCTGATAAAGATAGATGGGGTATTATTAGAACTGATCTTAGCCTTGATGTAAAAGACTGGAGAAAAGATGGTAAACATATAATGTTTCTTATGCAACTACCAGGAGATGCGGCAACAGCTGATGTTGATATTCTTAAATGGTTACAAGATGAAATAGTAAAGTGTAAAAAAATATCTGACAGACCTGTTAGAGTTCGTATGCATCCGTTAATATCATCTTATGACCTATCTAAATTTGAAGAGTTTGTGGAGAAACAAAAAGATGTTAGCATGGTGTTCGGACATAAAGATCCGATTGCAATGGATCTGGAAAACTGTTGGGCGACGGTTGCCTTTACAAGTGGAGGGGCTGTGGATAGTTTGCTTGCTGGTATCCCTGTTATTACACCTAGTCCTCTTAACTTTGCTTATCCAATATCATCCCATTCCATAGATGATGTAGAGAATCCAAAGATGGAAGACCGTCAACAGCTACTTAATGATCTAGCTTACACACAATGGACCGTGACCGAGATGGCTCATGGTCTACCTTACAAACATTTACTAGCCAATGACTGATAATAAAGATAAAGACAAAGAAGATGTCGTTGTAAACTTATTTAAAGATAAAGATGAGCACATCATGACAACAGGTGCAGCTCAACAAATACCAACGGAACACTTTACAAAATTAGTTATTGATCAGATTGATCGTGTAAAAGATGATGCTAATAAACATAAGGCTGTCGGTGTTATTGCGGTGTTGTTTGATGATAAAGGACCTCTGTCTGATTATTTTGCCGGTAGTGTTAACTTACATATGGCCTATGTTTTGATGGACCAACTAAAGAATGTTATACTAGAGAAACTTGAAGAAGGGACAGAGTAATGTTAACAGCATTGATAGGTCCAGTTACTGGTCTACTGGATAAATTTATAGAAGACAAAGATCAAAAAGCTAGGTTGGCTCATGACATTGCTACCATGTCAGAGAAACATGCTAATGCTCTAGCTAAAGAACAGGCCAAAGCTAATACTGAAGCAGCTAAACATCCGAGTATGTTTGTTGCCGGAGCACGTCCAGCTATCATGTGGGTGTGTGCTATTGGTTTGTTTGTAAACTTTTTTATATTACCGTTAATGACTTGGTTCACAGCCTTGTTTGCACCAGAAATAAATATGCCAAACTTTGTGGACACAGGTGAACTCATCTCTCTAACCATTGCCTTACTGGGAATGGGTGGACTCCGTAGTTGGGAAAAGACAAAAGGGGTTGCCAGAGAGAACATGAAGAAGTAATATATAAATATCAGTGGACTGCGGTCATTCGATGGCAACCAGCACTGTTTGTTAACCATAACAAATGGAGTTGACTATGTGGTCTAAACCAATAATCACAGAAATAGCAATCGGTCTTGAGATCAATAGCTATGCATGTGCAGAGAAATAGTATGGTGGGAGCCTTAGTGCTCCCCCTATTACTTTCGTTCTGCGATCCTGTTCTTGCCACCAAGGGTAGGCTGTACGATCAACGCAACCAATACTTTGTAACTTGTAGATTACACAAAGAGAAAAGAGTTGAACCTTTTTTTGGGGAAGATTCTGTCAAATGCTTTTATACCTGTACCGATAAAGATAATATAGTTATAACAACACACAGTGATCATGTGTGTGAAAAACAAATACAAACTCCAAGGGGAGATCAAAGGGATTGGCGAAACAGATTGAAGTATTAACCTTACAAGATTGTAGTGGAGAAAGATTTCCAGTAAAAAAATGTAGTCGTGCAGCTTATAAAAGTCCAGTAGTTTATTATGGTAAAAAAATTTCAAAGAGTAGAATACAATCCAATAAAGAAAACAAAGAGAAGATATAAGAAGCTGGGTCTTAGACATCGAAAACAACTAGGACCTAAATCACATCTAAGGAGTTAAATCTCTAGAGGTTTACGGTCCCACCTCTAGAGATCCTTTTGACGACGTTGTTTCAATTAAGAGTATATATTATTTTGTAGCTTGGTCAAGTATAATTATATCTTCCATTCACTACCATAGTTGTGCTCAATCCTTATTATATCGTTTTCATCTAGTTTTTCACCTTCCCAAACCTCGAATATCCTTAGATGCCCATTAGAAGCCCTTACACAATGAAGAGTATTTTTGGGGATATAAACCCTATGACCACGTGTAAATGTCCACCAGTGGTCTCCTATGAGGGTCGTTGCTTCGCCTTCCATGATTTTCCAGTGCTCATTTCTATATTTATGGTACTGAACGGACATTGCCTTGCCGGGATAGACATGTAACATCTTTGTCACCATTTTTGAAGTAGATTTTAACACACGATAAGTACCCCAAGGTCTAACAGTTAATTTTTTCATACGACAGTTAAATACATTACAAAAAAAATAATTTCAATAGCTAATAAAACCAATAATATTTTTAATATAACCCATAAAAATTTATACATTATTGAAATGGTGGACCCATAAACCAACATACTAAGCTGTGTCTTATACCTTCGGTCACAGCTTTGACTCTGTGTAAATAAAAAGATGGAAATATAATCATATCTCCTTTATCTTTAAATCCCTCTATCGGTTCTATCTTTCCATCCATATTTTTAATTTGTAATATACCACCCTTGTAATCCTCAAAGTTAGATAAGTTTACAATCATAGATAACTTTCTAACTAATCCCGGATAAGGGCCATCATATTCTGGTGGGTATATATCTCGGTGCCATTGATAGTGTTGTCCCTTTGTGTATTCAGTAAACTGTGGACACTGTAAGTTTGTAACATTAAATAAATAATCTTGTTTGTTTATTTCTGATGCAATTTCACATAACTTTGGAACAATCCAATGATCAAGTGGATACCATCTTACCTTTGAGTTCCTATCTTTTTTTAGGTCAACTTCTTTTTTCCACATAACTCCGGCTAATTGCTCATCATACTTAGGAGATTCTTTAACCATCTCATCACAGAGTTTATCAGGAACAGCTTTGGGTATAGTTACAAAAGTTTTATACATCAACTATCTCACATGAATTAGCACTACAAGCAAGAGTTTGAGAGGATTTAGTGTTATCCTCTTGTTCATGTAGTGATAAGTCACTCCAGTTTATTTCATCTGGTTGGTTCTTTTTTAACTTATTATAGGTATCGTTGTCAATATCCTCGTACGGTGCTTGTTGATATACATGTCCAAAGTTAGGTAAAAAAGACACACCACTAAGATCATCAAAGTTTGTCCAACACCAATCAGCCACACTCAACCACTCATCTTCATTAACCGATATGGTTATACTAGGTTTATGTTCACACCAGTGTTGTGCATATAATAACCAATGATTTAGTTGCTCAATGGCTGATCGTTGGTGACGAGTAATACAACGGTTTGGGGCTTTCTCAACAAATGAAAAGACAGCCGTTGAATCTGGTTTCATAACACAATCTTCTGTCGGTATGTTTTGTGTTTGTAGGAATTGTGTTAGTGGATCTTTCTTATCACCTCTCACTCTTCTAATATAATGTTCGTTGTGTCTAGCATGAATACCTGATGCGGCATTAACTAATTGTGATACCGTACCAGATGGTTTGACACAAGTAATAGCTGTGGCTTGATTAATACCAAATCGTTTCGCCCACACCTTATTAACCTCAACAGCTTTTTGTTTCATCTCATCCAACAGTTTAGTTAATCGAGTTATGTTATGAATATCCCCGGCTAATATTTGATGATCCATAATTCCTGTCAACGATACCCCAAGAAGTCTTTCTTTTTCTGTAGTATCTTTCCACTGACGACGTAGGTATTTGAAGTTTGTCAGAGTTGCTTGCATCGTACCAAGAATAGTTGCAGCTTCAACTTTATCAAGTAATTTCTCATCAGTGTCATCTGCACGAACAACAACTTCAGATAGGTTACAAAACTGAAAAGGTCTAAGAATTATTTCTGAACACGGATTAGTTCCAAACTCAAAATCTGCATCACGTCTTTTGTTTCTACCGGCAACTGTCTTTGATGCTTGTCTGTTAAATATACCTCGTTCACCACTACCCGATTTATATAGAGCTAACCACTCTTCCATAAATGTACCGATGTTATCTGGTTTTGCTTCGTATACAGCTGAGTTATTTGATAAAGCTCTTTGTGCCTCAACTCTATACCACTCTCCAGACTTAGCATCTCTCATATCTCTATCATTTAAATCAGATAAACTAATCATAGCTGATCGTCTAACACCACCAACTACAACAATCTCACCAACTTTACACACAAGGTCGTGACACTCTAACGAGGTAAGCTTTCTGCCCTTTGCTTTAATAAAGGTTTCTTTTGCAAAGTTGAATAGATCCACGAGTGGTGCAGGACCCGAAGCTCTTCCCCCGAAAGTGTGAAGTCGTGCCCCTGAAGGTCGCACGTTAGAAATATCCCACCGGGGGATTTGCCCGGCATACAATAATGTAATGACCTCCCGAAATGCTTTTGCCCAACCAAGTTTAGAATCTCTGACCACGACCACAGACTCTGTATCGTGAAAATCGTCAGCCACACTAGGCAGATGTTCGGTATATTTTTTTTCAACACTGAAACCAACTCCCGTCCCGCACATAAGCACATACAATATTTCATCAAAAGCTTTAGGATGATCTACCGGTACGTAAGAACAATTATACCCTGCAATGTTTTCTTTTTCCAAGGCAGGACCAGCTGTCATGAGTGCTCTCATAGAGGGCATAACCTCTAAGTTTAAAACTTTATTTTCAAGATACTCTCTTGTCTTTTTATCTATTTTATATTTACAATTTTTCTCTATTTGTTTTTCAAAGAAATCAAAATAACGGGACACAGTTTCATGCCATTCTTCTCTTCTCTTTTCTTCTGGCAGCCACCTAGCATACCTAGACTTATGTATAAACTGTTGATAAACAGTTGGTAATTTTTTATTTAACTTCTTGTTTCCTTCAACATTTCTTTTGTGTGTTGTTTCATTAAATATAGTTGTAGTCGTCATAGTCTCCCTTTCATTTTAAAAATATTTCGTATATGTGTTAGTGTCATAAATATATTTAATATAATCATAAAGTACAAATTGTTTTTAAGTGACCAAGCCCACCAAAATACTTGCGATACTAGTCCTATCCACGGTGCTCGTGGCGATTTGTTGCCATAAAAGTAAACAGACACACAGGCACTGATGGCGGCTAATAACTCTAGTATTGGAAAGCTGTCATAAGGTAATAAGTCTAACATCATTCACAGGAATATTAAAGAAATATTCTCCCTTTCGTTTAAATTTATTTGGAATCTCAATCACCATATCATCTGTTAGCTGTGAACCCTTAATTTTCCAGGCTTGTTTAAGATCTTTTCTTAACACATAGAATGTTAAATCATCTTTATCTTTCATCATACTTATTAATCTTTTTTTTCTAAACGGTATGTGTAAAGTTTTCCAATGAGCTGGCCATTCGTCCACCCACCCATTCTTGACTTCAACCTCATGATAAGATTCAAGTGGCTCACACGTTACAATATCGGCTCCATAGTCTTCTATATCCTCTGCAAGCACACAACCTAAACTAATTAAATAGTTTCTGACAGCTTTCTTAGCTGGTCCATCCCACTTTTCGTATTCGTTTTTTCTAAAGGGTGACTTATTGTTTACTATCGTGTTCACTTTTTTTAGTCTCACAGTTGTGTTTAAAATATATATCACCAAAAATAGTTAAACTTGTGTTATTGGGATCAGGTTTAGTCTGACCTACGTACTCCCACTCACAATCCATTTTCTTTTTATTGATAGCTTGTTGATGAAAAAAATCTATGTTACTTAGTGTATAAAAGTTCATAGCTAATCCAACAATTATTGATACCGGATCCATAATTATAACTCCTTTTTTAATAGTTCAATGTATCGTTTTAAATACCATTCAGCCTTTTCTAAATCCTCTAATCTTTTTCCCTTATAGTTACATCTCCAAATATATTTTATAACTTGCCCTCGTAAGTAACCCCTAAATTCTTCAGGTGTAAGGGTGGCTTCAATCGCATCAATACATTCAATACCTTTAGTATTTAATTTATAATGTGGTGGATGATTAACTATATCACTTTCACTCATTTATGTCTCCTCTTTATGTGTCATGTTTAATAATACGTTTAATCTTTTTCTTTGGAACTCTGTGTTGTCAGGGTCGTTAATAACTTTAAGAGCAAATGTCCTGACTTGTTGACTATTAAGACCAGCAAGATCACAAACATCAATAAACCAAGTAGCAGTAACGCCAACACTTTTACTGAACCATCGTACAGCTTCTTCCCTAACGTGAATAGACTCTTTAGACTCCAATTCATTATCGTTACTGGCATCCAACAGAGCTTGATAAATAACAGCACGAAATAATGCTCTTTCATTTTCTCCTTCTTTATTATCATAGCTTGACTCTACTGCTGGATCTACCTGTATTCTTGACATATTTGTCATTTTTATTTTGTGTGTGTCTTTCTTTTCTTCTTTCATGTATCCATTCTATTGGTATATTTTTTTCAGACCAGAAAAAATTATTCTTGGTTAGCCACTCACCATAAGTTGTTTTACTTCCTTTGTAAAGTTTTACTTTATAATTTTGTAAAACAAAACGAATATCTAATTCTGGTTTCTGTTCTTTAATATATAAATGTTTAAACCTATCTTGTTTTGTTAGTCTACCTTTTATCTCAATTATGATTCCATTTGGTAGTATAACATCTGGTATGTATGTATGATTTGTTTCGGGAATAATATATTTAATTTTAATGGGTTCGTATTTAAATTTAATTTTTTGTTGTATTAATTCACCACACACTTGCTCTTCAAATTTTGATCTATACTTTGGCATTAAGCAAGATCCTCCATAACATTCGGCTGTTTCTTAACTACGGTTAACCATCGAGGACCACTACTGTAAATAAATTTTCTTAATCCAGAACCATCATTCACATCTTGCCAACAATCAACTTTGAATGCACAATAACTACATTCAACACTTAGCTTACGATTACCAGATGATCCATCCTCTACATCCTCATAACAACGAGGGGGTTTATTTTCTTTGTCCGATAAATATTTTTTTAAACTAGCTATTCTTTTTTTTATATCGGGATATTCTTTATTATCGGGAGTGCACAAAGCTAAAGCTCCACTTTGTTTATCAATAGCTAAGAATGCTAATTTATTATTACCTTGAGCTTCACCATAAGCTTTTATTTGTGCAAGATAACCAAACGAATCGTTCTCTCTGTTTAAACTGTTTCCTTTAAATTTTTTAAAACCAAAGTTAGAAGCTGACTTAACATCAACTACCCACCCATCTATGTTTGCATCTTGATGTCCGGCTATACCATCAAGTGTTAATTGTTTCTGCTCATCAGTTACAGTATGTCCCGACGTACGAGATAGTAACAACAATAGCTCTTCAAGTATATGACCATATAGAAATTTTATTTTTACATAAGGTGGTAAATGTTCCCGAAGATCTGGTCTATAAAATTCATACCATAATTGACGAGCCGGTTTACCAAGACTAGACATACGTAACTTACGGGGTTTATCTTTATTATCTTCTGTAAGACAGGTCTTTATAGATTCACATACATTTTTAGAGAACAAATCAAGATCACTTTTTGTGGGTTCTTTGTTGTTGTTATCAAAGAGTTTATAAATATCGTCAACAAGAGTTTTTATATCAGCCATAAAAAAAAGGTGGCTAGGAAAAGTGAGTGAATGAGAAAAACCTAGCCACCATTTATTCCCTAGTAAATAATAAAGTTATTAAAAGGGAAGCTCGTCGTCCAAGCTATCTTTATTAACAGCTTGGCCATTCTTTTGTTGTGGTTTATCATCAGCCGGTGACTCAAACCCACCTTTGACTTTAGGTAAGTCTCCAAGTTCCTCCTTGTACGATACAAGATCTATAACTTGCACAGCCTTCAATGCTGAACCCACACCTTTGTTACCGGCAACATCATAATCGTACGTATCAAATAATACATTTACTTTTGATCCGTTACCTATCAAGGTTGTTTCCGGGATTGGATTCTTTTGAGCATCAACAACTCTAACCGGTGTATTCGTACTACCATCTCTCTTCTTTACTCTTCTCTTGATCTGTATGAAGTTACCACGATCATCTTCTTTATTCTTAATTCTTTTACCAAGGCCTAACTTTTTTAGTTGTGCCTCAGTTTTAGAATCAACAGCTACGTCAATAGAATATATTCCATCCGGATTATAGTCATCAACTGCTGGTTTGTGGACTTTCGCCCAATAAGATATACCACTTATTAAATTAGTTGGCATAGTTAACTCCTTTTTTCTTGGTGTCTTTAGTTAGCTAAAGACTATATTAATAATACGATAATTAGTATAACATAAGTGTGCAGTTGTCAACACACCTAGTGAGTATCTTTCCACGTTTTACCTATGCTATATTCACTGTCCAATGGACATTTAAAATAAAGTTGCTTTTCAGTACATTTCATTGCCTCCTTTGTAATGTTACCAAATTCTTCTGCTTGTTCTTTAATAACTTCAAACTGAACTTCGTCGTGTATGTTAGCTACCGGTTTTGCCTTTATCTTTTTTTGTTTCATTAAATCAATTATATTTACCAACCATTGTTTACAAACAATAGCACCGGCTCCTTGTAACAAAGTATTAAGAGCTGAGTGTTGATTACGAACAATAAGATAACGACCATCAATGGCTTTTACAATTCCTTTACGAGCTGATTGATCTACATAATTTCTTAATCGTTTGATAGCTGGGATTGCATCCATAAATTTTTCTCGTAGTTGACGACCTCGTTCAATACCTCCTCCAACTATCTCTCCAATTTTTTGGTCACCGGCTCCATACAACCACGCATATATAAATGTTTTTGCTGTTGGTCTATCCGGTAGTTCAGCTAGTCGTTGGTTGTAGCTATGTATATCTCCATGTACTACTTCTTCTGTATACTTCTCATCATTAATGTAATGAGCAAAGCATCTTAGCTCTAATGAACTAGCATCTGATCCTACCAAACAATACTTTTCAGGGTCACTAACTGTCCAACAATCTCTACATTCTTTTCCGTAAGGTGAATAACTAGCCGGAACTTGAGCCATGTTTGGACTATTATGTGACATTCTATGAGACACACAACCAAGAGTAAAGACTCGTCCATGTACTTTGTTGTCATTACCTACTACATCCAACCAACTTTTTATTTGTGATACTCTTTTTTGTAACAGTAAATATTGTGATACCTCTTTAGCTTCTGGATAATCAAGACCACTTAATATCTTTTCATCAACGATTGGTTGTTTTGTTGGTGTAAACTTACGTGGTTTCCAACCAAGTTCCATGAGTCGTGAAGCTATTTGCTTTCGTGATCCTGGATTAAATACTTCAACCTTACTTTTTAATTCTTTACCCGTCTTTTCTGAAATTCTTTTATGAGTTATGGGTGGAAATATCTTTTGTAAGTTATCTTTAATTATGTTTGACTCGTCTTCTAGTTTACCCATAAGACCAAAAGCTTTTTTAGTATCCAGATAAAAACCTTCTCTCTCTTGCCAATTAAGTATCATCTTAACTTTATGTTCAAGTCTTACTGACTCGTTACTAAACTTGGCAATCTGTGGTCGTAAGTGTTGCATCAATCGTCTTGTTAAATCAACATCAGCTTTACAATAGGTAAGCATCTCTTCACAGTAATTCTCAAAACCCTTATCATAATCTATCTTACCCTCTCCATCTAATCGTTGACCCCAAGCTTTAAGACTATGCCCTCCGTCTATATGTGGGTTAATCATTTGTGAGATGATGAGAGTATCAAGTATCTGTGATAGTTTTATCTTTACACCTAAGATTTTGTTAAGAACCGGTGCATCAAACGATATACCATTGTGCATAATATATTTTCGTTCCGGATTATCATTTATAAACCCTACTAATTTAGTCGGGATTATTTCACCTACAAACGATAACATCTCTCCGGTATCATAATCTTGCACAACCACACAATGAATTGTAGTGGCATTAAGATCGTCGGTTTCTATATCAAGGACAACGGTATTAAACTTTGAATCCATTAGTCGGCATATCCTGGAAGTCATCTACGACATTCTTTTTTCTTTTAGTATTTCTTCTATTGTTGTTACGATTAACCGGTGCATCACACTCTGACATACGACCGGTGTCTTTGTTCCACTTCAACCAACAACAAGGCCCGGTCTCTCCCGAGAATCTATTTTTAAGAACTCTTATCGTTGTTGTGTTTCGTATATCTTCGTCGTCGTGTTGACCATTTCTTTCTAAACTAAAAACCATATCAGATAGTTGGGCAATACCGGCTGACCCTCTTAGTTGTGATAGACTTACGACGGCTCCCTCCTCGTGACCAGAGTCAGATGTACCTCTTCGTAAATGTGATACCAACATTAGATGTATCTTTTGTTCTTGCACTAACATTCTCAGTTTAGTCATACATTCATCAATAGCTTTTCGTTCGTCGCCATTCTCCATAGCTGATACTACCATTGATAAGTGATCGAGTATTATGTATCGGCAATCAAGACCACTAGCTAGGTACTGAACCTTTGATACTATGTTTGATATTTCTGTTGAACCAAAGTGATCCCACAATCTAATACGTCCGGTGCCTAGGGTTTGTTCCCACGACAATCTCTTTTCTTCTTTAGTTGATTGGCATGTTGGTAAATGAAAAGGTTTACAACCATGTACTGACATAATCCCTTTAGCTGTTCGTTCTATTGATTCTTCTAAGAACAAACAACCCACAGATTCTTTAGTGTTTTTAATTATGTGGTAAGCTAACTCTCTCATGATACTTGACTTACCTATACCCGAACCGGCAGTAAAGGTACATAGTTCTCCAAGTCTCATACCATAAGTCATTTTGTTCATGCCTTCCCACGGATACGGTAGTGATTTTATTTCATCTTCTTTGCTAACAATATCCCAAGTATCTTCACCAAGAACAATACCATCAGGTGTATAGACTTTTGCATTGTACCATCTGTCTATAAACTCTTGTCGTTTATTTTTAAATAGATATTCGTTTGGATCTTTGAGATCCATTTTAACTATGGATACTTTCTGTGGAGGAAACAGTTCAGCTATCTCTCGTGCTGATTGTTGACCGGGATCATCCATATCAAAACACAACACAACCTTTTCAAAGCTGTTGATGAACTCATAGTTTCTTTTACAATCCATCACTCCCCCTTGAGAACCGGAACGGATACTGACACTTGGAAACTTCTGTCCAAAAATTTCATAGACAGCCATAGCATCACATTCTCCCTCGGTAATTGTTAGATATTGACCACCTTGCTTAAAGCATTGCTGACCAAACAACATACATTGATTACCTCCATGTCCTTCAAAGTGAAAAGTTTTATCTGTTACATTACGAGTCTTTACAGCAATCTGTTTAAACGACTTACGATCAAAGTAAGGATAGTGGTGGTGACTAATCTCTCCGTCTTTGTTTATAGTAGCTGTAACTCCGTATCGGTGAGCCGTCTTCTGTGAGATGTTACGATCCGTAAGGGGATGGATATCTCTTTGCCTATCAGCTAGGTTAATGGTTGTTTGTAGTGATGGTGTATCTTCTATCTCCACAGCTTCTGTCCCTTGTTTCTCAAAGGTGTTGCATACGAAACAGTAGGTTGACCCGTCTTCGTAGATGGCTCGTCCATCACTTGAACCACAGTTGTTGCACTTACTGTGTCGTAAGAACTTACTTTTGTTAGTTGTTGTTTGTGTCATTGTCGTCACTCCTTTTTTTATTTACGATTCGTTATATATACTTTTTCGGGGTTCGTCAAGCATCAGATAAAACTTGGGAATAAACATAAGACAAACCCCCGTATTCCACCATTGTATAAGGGGAAGGAAATGGGGTGGAATAAAAAGTTAGTCAAGGGGGTTGTCAGATGTTTAATCCTATGGTAGGATTCGGATAGATTCCGAGGGGTAATAGTATTATTAATAATATTATTAATAGTATTATTAATAAATAGATTAATAATATTATTACTACTACTATTACTACTACTATTACTACTACTATTAATATTACTATTAATAATATATAGACGGTTTGTGTCTTTTTTAGAAATAGGGGTAGTAGTAATCATTAGTTCACTCGGTATCACAAGGTTTCGTTGAGTCAATATGAGCATCAGCAACGGGTTGCTTGGCTCTAGCTTTACGATAAGATTCCAACTCAACAATGCGATCCTGATAATTACTTGCACCAAAACAGTAGAGTTTCATCTCAGCATTGTCTCTGTCAATACGATTGTTTAAGAAATCATCAAGCACTTTCTCAATCATTTCCATGCGTAGCTTGGGGTTCATAGTGTTATCATTATTATCAGCCATAGTTTTGTATCTCCTTTATGGTTTGGTTATAGTATCGTCTATCGTATCCCTTTACCAACCAATTTGTAATCTGACGATAGTCGGATGGTATTGGTTGAACGGCTTGTGTTACATTGTGTATGACAATTTGTGAACCCAAGTCGTCTGATTTGTATTGTACTCGCCATATAAAGTCTATGTTATTTGAACCCAAACATAATTCAGGTGAACCAAATACTCTGACGAGTGTTTCATATCTTGTCTTAATGTTGCCTAGTGTTAGGTGACCACATCCAACAAGCACTATGTCGTTATGTGTAACAAATGTAGCTTTGTCATGCTTATGTATAAGTGTCATTGTCTTTGAAAATACTCCTTTTTTTCACGATAAGTTTTTGATGTATCACATTTTACAGCAATAAGCTTTTCAGGTCTATCTTTAAATTTATCGTATAATTTTTTAGCTGTTTGTTCACATTCTCGTGTTGGTGTTAATTCGTATGAACGCAATTCCCCTCCGTCATACTCTAACCAAAAGGTTATAATAAATGCTTCAAGCATATCTATGCTCCTGAGTTAGATTGGTGTCCAAACATTGTTTAGCTTTCTCACCTGTTACAAAAACATAATTGGTTTCTTTTAAGTCCCAATCATCCCATATTACCCACAGTTTATTATTACCTTTTTGTTTAGTAATAATATATCTTTTATATCTGTCATAAAATAAATCAAGTTGTCTCATTATTCACTCCTTTCCATTTTTACAGACCATCTATACTCTGGCTCTGTATTTGCATCTATGAATGTTGTTTTTAATTTTAATCCATACTTTTTTAGTAAGATATTAATAATTTCTATTCTCTCTTTAAATCCCTCAGAGTCATAGCTATCATTAAAACGTATCTCTAGTAATTGTTCTACCTTAGTAAGATTAATAAAATCATAAACTCTCATCATTCAGTCTCCCTTATTGGTGCACTACAAGGACTAGACTTAGGTTGTGGTGGTGGTACGTCTTTACCTTGTAGCTTTTGTCGTATGAGATGGAACTTCCAACCGATACACATGTGACCAGTTTGTCGGTGTTCATCTCGGTTAATATTCAATCGTTTAAACTCTTGTTCAACGATCGGTTCTAGGTTCTTACAGTTCTCTCGTTCCATAACGAACCTCTCCTCCACACCCGTTGGTGTAGAGAAAACTAGGTATAATGCAAAGAGTTCTTTAGTCATAACACTCCTCCCAAATCTACATTCTCTAATTCTTCTCCGTCATTATTATAATGAATACCTAAAAATTCAATCTTGTTATCCATTACTTGTTTGACTAACCATTGTTTGATCTCATCATCTGACCAAACTGTTTCCAAAAGTTTCTTTTCTTTTTCAGAAACCTCGTGGACACTTGATATATCAGCTATGTATTTAGTCATCACTCTCCTCCTCAACTACGTCTAAGAGTTCTGCTTGTGTATAATTATGTTGTTCTAAACGTAACTCCCCATCAAGACTAAGACCACCCTCTCTGATTAAAATTTGTGTGGCTTCTTCTTCACTCTTTGCTGTAACAGTATAAATGTATTCACATGGAACACTAAATGTATAATATTTAATCGTCATTATCTTCCTCCTTATCTAAATCAAATCTAATCCATATTGATGCACCAGCTTCATCACTAAAGTGTTGTACTTCTTCATAATCAACGGGTGCATTGTCTAACCATTTAATAAGTTCTTCGTAAGTCATTATTCACTTCTCCTTTTATCTGAATTAACACCAACTACAAACAAAGTTAGCTTATCAGAGTTCTCACCCATTACTTGTAGTATTTGTTCCCATACACCCTCTTGGAAATCCTCGTGGTATAAATCTAAAACCTTACCTTGAGGTGTTACATCCCATTTGAATTTTCTAAGAACCTTTTGTTGTTCGTTAGTTAATATAAATAAATCTTTAGTCATCTAATCCCATTGCCTCTCTGTGATACACTCCAGAATAATCCCAAGTTTCTTCTAAATAGTGTCCTATTATTGTTACTTCGTTTTTATCAAACATCTTGTGTAGTTTCTTTATTATTGGAATAGGGGGTGCCCAAGCTGTGCTAAACCTAATGGATATTCTATCATCATCAATATCTATATCCTCTGTGTCAGCATTCCACTTCGTACCCCAATTATCTATTGACCAATCATACCAATTTTTCTTACCATATTTCTTCTGTTCCTTGTCCCCAAGTTCACCTCTGTATATGTCTTTAGGCATGGGTATTATCTTTTCAAAATCTAATTTGTCTTTTGAATCAAGTATTTTATTTTTAATATCAGAAATAGTTGTTTTACTATTATCACTTACTAATATTTCTAGTTCGTTGTAACACCAATTAGGCATCTCTGTCCTCCAATCTTTCTTCTACTTTTTGGGATAGTTCTATCCCTATGGTTGTTAATAATAAATGTTGTGCTGATAGTGTATCAGGTGCAGTATCGTGTATATAACTTACACATAGTTGTGCTAGTCCTCTGCTCGTATTGAAAGCATCAAACCCTTTAGCATCAGCTTTCTTTAATACCTTTACTACCTCTTTAACTACCCACTCAATCTGGTGGTCATCACAAAGTTTAGTTTGTTTAAACGGCTTCTTTGATTTTATATCTATTACTTTAGGCATCTTCCACCACACTTTCTATTGTTTCGTCGTGAACATCAGTTGGCATTCCGTCATTGCATGGTTCACCCCACCCTTGACTAAACTTTTCTTCAGCTTCCTCTTCCGTATCAGCTTCCACATAATACTCAAAAGTTGCTGTGCCATAAGTTGTTATCTTAAAAGTTTTATTAGCACCAGTAGACTTCGTCATTGTTGTCCTCACTTTCTTCTCTTGGTTTTTCATTTTGTCTATGCTCTTGGACATCTTCATCTAAAAAATTATACAGTTTATCCATTACATAGTTTCTTAGTTCATCTTGCTCGTCATGAGTAAGTTGTCCTTGCCTATTAAAGTAAGCATTTAGTTTATCAAAAATGTATGTGAATTGGTGGTCTATGAAATCATTATCTTCTGCCACCTCTTCAAAGTTAAACTTGGTAATTGGCTTACCATAAAATAAACAATTACTCATCAGTTCATTATAATTTTTTTCTATCCTATGGTCTAACTCAGCCCACGTTTTCTCTTGTAGTTTTAAATGTTGGTTACCCATTATCTCACTCCCCAATCTTCAGCAATTACTTTTCTGCTTTCTCGTGTGTTATCATATATTCTAACGTCATATCCCTCCATGCCTTGCACCTCTGCAAATTCATAAGCTTTGGATAAATCGTTAAACTCTCTCTCTTTTATTTTATTAGTAGTTTTATATTCTACTGTGTAGCATTTCATAATCTCACTCACTTTCTTTAATTTTTTATTATATTTTTCATTGATATTTTTTCAATGTAAAAAGTTTGACTCATTGACAAATCTTTTTTATCTAACAAACCATATCTACGACCAAAAACTACGATACAGCTTGGAAATGGTGCTGAATTTTTAGCATTACCAAACTTTAATCTTCCTTTAATGTATCGTATCTGACCATAAATACAGTAGTCATGCCAATACTTCGTATCTGTCCTACTAGGAATTAACATAACAACTGTACAACCTTTTAAACTTTCTTCGTATGCTTTTTTTACAAACTCACCAATATTTGAATAAGGTGGGTTGCACCATATAAAAGGTTCAAAGTTATTCTCATCTTTTAATAGCATAGACCAATCATAATTTAAACTGTTATGGTCTTTAGTTGTATAAAATGTTTCTACTTTTGTATTCTCATGACTAGCACATATATCATAATCAAACTTAAATTCATTGTTTAATCTATCATATAAATGTTGGGGTGTTTCCCATTCATCAGAATTTTTACTAAATAAAACTTTATCTACCATTTTTCTCACTCACTTTCTTTTATTAATTAATATTATTACAGTTTGGTTATGATGTAAAATGTTTCTCCAAAATCTGTATATTCTTTTATCTGATACCTAGTTTTATGCTTTCTGATATACTTAATCTTTTCAATCTTGATACATCTGTACGCATTTTTTTCCTGGTCAAATACTTGTAGAATATTATTTTGTTTTAGATTCTTTCTTAATCCTAACATGGAATCTCTTTTGCTATATACAAAAGTTCCCTTATCTTTATTAAGATATTTAATTCTATTCTTAATATCTCCAATAAGGTATCTATCAGAACCATCAGCTTTGGTAAAACAAACCTGAAGTTTCTTCGTGTTATCTTTATTAATAAGATTAAACAATGCTCTTTTATATTTCTCAATATTAAGAGGAATGTTTAAACTGTATGTATAGTTTTCTAGTTTAGTTTTTGTTAACATTTAATCTCACTTTCTTTTGTTAATGTTAATTGTCTATCTTAATTATTAAAGTATAAATTTTTATATGTCAAATAAAAAGTTATTTATTTAGTTAATTATTTTTTTTAAAATACTAATCCTATTAATAACCATTGTATAAATAGTATTGAACAGAATAGAATTGCTAATGCTTTTATAATTGGATTAACCATAATATTTATTTCCTTTTTTAATGTTATCTATTGCCCATAATGGTTGTAGATTTTTATAATTAAAACATTCTAGTTGTTCTTCTTCAAGTTCTAAGTTAAACAAACTACAAGGTTTTATGTGGTCAATATGCCATTCGCCATAGTTATTCCAATTCATACCTTGTTTAAACATACTCTCTAAATGTTTAATTAATTCTTTTTGAGTACATCCAATTAGTTCTCTAGTTGTTTTACTTTTACCTAATCCATTAATAAAATTTCTTAGTCGTCTTGATAAATTTTCTCTTATTAAAAATCCAACGTCAGTTTTTCTTTTTTTATTAATATACTTTTGTTGGCTCTCAATAATCTTTTCTTTATTATCTCGTCTATATATTTGCCGTTGAGCATTTATTTTTTCCTTGTTCTCAGCTTTATATTTACGACACCTTAAACGGCTCTTCTCAATAAAACCTTTTTCAAGTTTCTTTTTTTCATACCATAATTTTTGGTATTCTTTTTGTTTCTCTTTATTTTTATATCCCATTTAATAATCCCTTATAAAACTGTATGCAATACAAATAATTGCAATCATAAAATATATGAACATGAATATTAAAAATATAGGACTAACCATAATAAGGGCTAGTGATATTATTGATAATATAAAGCATAAAAAACTTGCTTCTAATAGTTTATAATTTTTCATTATGCCACCTCTAATTTATTGTTTTTAAAATAATCATGCATGACATCATAACCAATTATAAAAGTATACATATTTACAACTTTTTCAGGTTCTGAAAAGTCTGTATAAACTTCTCCAAAATTGTCATTTTCATATTCTTTTATCATTTCTATTATATTAAATACTTCATCAGATAACCATTTTGTGGCTTGATACCTACCTATAATATAATAATCCTGATTGAATGCTTGATGATGTATATCTGAAAAGTCATTTTCAGCTAAATAGTCTTTATTATATTTTAATTGTTCTTTAATAAAATCTTCAAAATGTGAATAGATCTCATCATATTTATAATAATTATTTGTCATTGTTTATCTCACTTTCTTTTTTAAGTTTATTTTTAAATTTGGTTTTTTAAGCCACTCATTCATACTTTTTAGATATAGTTCATCTCTATATGTTTGAATTGCGTTGTCGTAATCGTCGTATATTTGTTCGTGTCTATACCATTCATTTAATTGACAATCTGAAGTTTTATATTGTTTACTACAATGTCCACAATAAAACCATTTCGTCATATAAGGCATAAAAGTTTCGTGGTCATGTGGACACACCCACAAATACCCCTCTACTTCTATTTGTATTTTTCTTTTTGTTGTCATTTTCTCACTTTCTTTTTTATGTTTAAATGTTTGTTTTTATGTAATTATTATAAAAACGACTCACTATAATTATGTATATTAAACTAAAAAAATTTAAATTCAAGTAAAAAAAAATTATTTTTGATATTTAATTTTAGATAAATCATTGAAACATATAAAAACTATATAATTATAATGTATAGATTATATATAATTATAATGTATAAATCTAAATATGATAATGCAAATTAGAATTATTCTAAATTGTAATTGTACACAAAAAAAGATGTAGAATCAGGATTAACTACAATTAAAAAATGTAGTATAATATAATGTACACAAAAAAAATGTAGAATTATAATGCCTATATCTCATGGGGGAGAAAAAAAATATGCCGTGCTTTGCTGTATATATATATGCACCCCCCACAAAATTAGCAAACAAAACAGAATTACTATATGTCAATTATTTGACAGAACTTTATCAAAATAAATGTCAAAATTATGACATCATAGTTTCCTGGGTTTCCAAAACACCCCCCTTTATTTTATTTTTAGGGTACCCATACCCCTGTTTAGAAAACACAGCAATCATAAATTTACCACCCTCTAATCCGGGTCGTACCTCGTAGTGCTTACCACTAGTCTGACAGTAGAAATCCACGTCATCAAAACCGGCTTGTCTACCCATATCCTCAAACTCTTCTGGTGTGTAGTGTTTATAATGAAATTCATTCACCGGAGGTAACTGATGAGGTCTCACCCGTTCATTAGGTGATGAACATATAAATAAATTTGATTTCTCTCCAGCTAAATCAAATACACTTTGTGCTAAATTAGGCGGTATGTGTTCTATAAACTCAAAAGATACGACAGCATCATAGGAAGCTGGCAACCTATCTGTTTTTATTTTTGTAAAATCTTCAACAATATAATTAATACCAGGAGATTTTTTTGCAAAAGATTCTAAGAACACACCATGAGCCACAGGTGATTTATCAATGCAATCTACTCCACAAGAAAGCATATTGTGTAAAATATATGATCCATATCCTATTCCACAACCAACGTCTAAAATGTCAGAGGGTTGTTTAATAAATTCTTTTATTTTCTTCACGGCAAAGTTATATCGTTCCAAATGATCGGCTCTAATATTATTGGGATCCATGATTCGTTCAACCATTTAATGCTTTCATTCTTGTTGTCCAGTATCGATCAAGTACGTAATACCAACATCCATTGATACATGGTTCTACTAAAGCAACTAATCCAGCTTCAAACAACGAAGCACCAGTTAACCAGTAGACAACATTCATAGCTATAAACACATGACCACATGTATAAATAAAAGCACGTCCAATACTCGTGTTTATCATGTTACAACTTTCATAATACAACCTTGTTTCCAAGATCTGGCGAGTGGTATAACTTCTCTCTTAAATTGTTTACACCACTCACTTAAAGCTTTCCATTCTCCCTCTTCCCATTTTGGGTATGGAGATATAGGTGATGGTAACAAATCATCAAAACGTATTAATGTTCCTACTACAATTTGATTATTAAGTAGATCAAGAACAGTTTTTGTAGATTTATAAAGATCACAATCAATATTCATAAACGATATGTGTCGTTTGTGGTCTTTTTTCCACACAGGAATGGTATCTTCAAACCAGCCCTCATGTAAAACTACGTTTGGTACCACCTTTGGTAGCTCTGACACAGCAAAATGTCCCTTCTCTATAACTTTGTGTCCCATAAACCACTGCTCAGGCAGCCCTTCAAAGCTGTCAAAGCCATGAAACGTAACATTTTTGTTAAGACTAGCTAAATAATTTATAGATTTACCTTCATATACCCCAAATTCTACATAATGTCCCTTTGGATGTAGTATATTTTGCATACAAAATTGATATTCCATCAATCGGTTGTCTAATAAGACCATGGGTCTATATAAAAACTCCTCTGTTTGCATATTATCTCCTATATAAATCTATTTTGTGATAATAAACAATGACTTGCCAACTGTCAACAAACAAAGTATATTAGATATACTGGTAGAATCTACCTTATACGTCTAAAGTTATAAGGGATAAGGCCTTGTAAATGTTAATTGTCTCCTACGGCTAAGTGATCCCAGTGTAAATAGGGAGGGGTCGATAGCCCCTCTCTAATTTAATAAGCACGAGGGTTATATGGATGTTTTAAAAGAACGTAAGAAAAAAATAAAAGATATTTTAACTCCACACATTCTGTATGGTAAGCTATCAGAAGAACAGATTGTTGAAATGATTCGTATTGAGAGTGCTGATTACAAAAATAAGTCAGCTGGTAAAATGGGAGAGTTGAGAGCTGAACTAGAACGAAGAAGACTATTAAGACTTCGTAGAACAAACCCTGATGAATTTGATAGGAGGATAGACATAATGTTAGAAAGACCATCAAAAGATGTAGATGAAAAAAGAACACGACTACCACGAGGGCTAACACCCATGCAAGAAAAGTTTTGTATGGAGTATGCAGCCACTGGTGATGAACTAGATTCGTATAAGAAAGCTGGATTCAAAGAAGCCAAAGATGATCCCAATACACGAATCCGGGCTCGTCAACTTTTTAAGAACGAGAAGATTCAGGCAAGGATTGATGAATATCAAAAGGAGGCCATCCGTAAAATATCGTGGACAAAAGAAAAAGTCCTTGAGAAAATAGGAGAGGTCTACTCTAATTCTATAAACGACGGAGACTTTACAAATGCAAACAGAGCTATGGAGAATATAGCTAAGCATCTTGGAATGTTTGTTGACCTATCAAAAGTAGAGCAAACAGTAAAAACAACCGGGTTCGAATCAGGAGACAAAAAGGCTGACATAAAAAAATTAGCTGACCTTGCTGGATTTAAGTTGATTGATGGTGGAGTTAGTGGTAAAAAAGTAGCCGATAAAGATGGAACATCAGGAAATAAGTGACGAACAACTTGACCAACTCAGGCATTATGCTTACGAGAATATACGTCAAGACTTTCTCAGCTTTGTAAAAGGATTTGCACCAAAGCTAGTGGCTGATTTTAAAATGGGTCGACATATTGAAGTTATCAGTGAAAAACTACAAAAGGTTGAAAACGGTGACATCAAACGTCTGATGGTGTTCTTACCACCTCGTTCATCAAAGTCTCTTGTGTGTTCTAAATTATTCCCAGCCTGGTATCTAGGCCGACACCCTAATCATGAAATCTTATCGGTATCTCACAGTGATCAACTTGCTTCTGACTTTGGTCGTGGTGTAAGGGATCTGGTTAGTGACCCAACGTATCAAGATGTATTCGATATTAAATTACGTTCGGATGTCCGTGCTGCGGGTAAATGGCAGACCAACCGTAACGGTGTCTATGTAGCTGCCGGTGTTCGTACACAGATAGCTGGTCGTGGTGCACACGTGGCTCTTCTTGATGATGTGATGTCAGAGGAGGATGCCTTTAGTGAAGCTGGTCGTCGATATATTAAAGAGTGGTATCCTGCCGGTTTACGAACCCGACTTATGCCTAACGGCTCTATCGTTATTATTAATACACGATACCACGAAGATGATTTATGTGGATGGTTATTATCATCAGAAGCTAGTGATAGTAGTTCAGCTATATCTGATTATTGGGATGTGGTAAACATACCCGCATGGGTTGATGAAAAAAGTAGTAAGCTATTAAAACTACCTGTCGGTGAATCATACTTTCCCGAATGGAAACCAAAAGAAATTCTTAAAAAAGATGAGATGGAGATTCGTAGACACAACGGTTCACGATACTGGGAATCACTCTATATGCAAAACCCCGTTCCTGATGAAGGTGGTATTCTTAAAAAGTCATGGTTTCAAATGTGGGAATACGAAGATCCACCTCACTGTGATTTCGTAATACAAACTATGGATACAGCTTTTTCAACACGAACAACAGCTGACTATAGTGTTATACAAACCTGGGGTATCTTTACACAAGTAGAGGCTGACAGTTCCGGAGCTGAACATGATGTTGGTCATTTGATTTTATTAGGCAACACACGAGGACGATTTGAATATCCGGAGTTACGACAGAATGCTCAAGATGCATTTGATGAACATGAACCAGATGTTATCATTATTGAGAAGAAAGCTAGTGGTCAATCATTAATACAAGATTTACGACGAGCTGGATTACCGATCATGGAATATACACCCGATCGGGACAAGGTAGCCAGAGCTTATGCTGCTTCACCATTAATTGAATCAGGACGAGTATGGTTACCGAAACGGCCGTGGGCACAAACATTGTTTGACGAAGCCATCACTTTTCCAAACGGAGCACATGATGACCAAGTTGATTCAATGGTCATGGCTATACACTATATGAAAGACTCATGGCACTTGCAACATCCCCATGATCCGTATTATAGTGATAATGACAATACTTATAAAAAAAATAAGGCAACCTACTGGAAGGTATCTAATTAATTATGGCAATCGAAAAAAATCCAAACGACATTTCAACACCTTTAGATAAAGCTAAAGAAAAGGTTCAAGCCGGTGCGGCTGAACTTGGTATTAACGTAGATATAAAAGAAGAACAAGATGAGGACTTAGCTGTTAATGTAGACCCGATAACGGGTGAAGTTGAGATGGACTTAAACGAAGATAGTGGTAAAGTATTAGCCTCTATCAGTGAAGACTTTTATACAAACCTTGCTGACTTGATGGAAGAAGATCAGCTTGAAGAAATATCAAATACAGTTTTTGATAACTATCAATCGGATAAAGATTCACGAGAAGAGTGGGAGCAAACCTTTGAACGTGGTTTTGATTTACTCGGACTAAAACTAGAAGAAACAACAGAACCGTTTGATGGTGCATGTACGGCAACTCACCCTTTAATTATTGAGAATGCTGTTAAGTTTCAATCAAAAGCATCACAAGAATTATTTCCTAGTAAAGGTCCAGTAAAAACACAAGTCGTAGGTGCTGTTACACCGGACAAAGAAAAACAAGCACAACGTGTAAAAGATTTCATGAACTATCAGCTTACCGAAGAAATGCCAGAGTATTTTGATGAGTTTGAGAAAATGTTATTTCACCTACCGTTAATCGGTACGGCCGTTAAGAAAGTTTATTATGATGAAACATTAGGGCGACCAATATCAGAGTTCATACCTATTGACCAGTTTCATGTATCTAATTTAGTATCTGATCTTAGACGTGCTGATAGATACACTCACGTTATTTATCGTAGTGAAAATGATTTACGAAAAGATATGGATGCTGGTATGTATAGTGAACTTGATCTCGGTGATCCAGAACAAACAGACAGAGGATCAATCACATCTAAAGCAGAACAGATTATGGGACTATCGGCATACGATGAGAATCCATATGACCCAAGCTACCAACTCCTTGAACAACATCTGTATTTAGATTTACCAGAACCTTTCAATAGTCCAACAGGTGTAGCCTATCCGTACATCGTTACTGTCGATAAAAGTTCAAAGAAGGTTCTTAGTATTCGTCGTAATTGGAATGACGGAGATCCACGATTTGTAAAAAGAGAACACTTCGTTAGTTATAAGTTTGTACCCGGTTTTGGGTTCTACGGATTAGGTTTAATACATTTCCTTGGTAATCTAACAATGTCGGCAACGGCAGCCATGAGAGCATTGATTGATGCAGGTCAGTTCTCTAACTTACCAGGTGGATTTAAAGCCAGAGGTGTTAGAGTTGTAGGCGATAACTCTCCGATAATGCCGGGGGAATTTCGGGACGTTGAGTCAACGGGTTTAGACTTGGGCAAGTCCATAGTTCCTCTTCCGTATAAAGAACCATCTCAGACTCTCTATCAGATGTTAGGCTTTGTAGCCACTGCCGGCCAGAAATTTGCTGACACGACAGATCAAGTAGTGTCTGACGCAACGAATTATGGACCGGTTGGCACGACATTAGCATTATTAGAAGCATCAGGTAAGTTTTTTTCAGCAATTCACAAACGACTCCACAAGTCTCAACGAGACGAGTTTAAAATATTAGCAAGAATAAATAATGAGTTTTTACCCACAACTTATCCTTATGACATTATAGGACAGTCTGCTGAAATATTCAAGCAAGATTTTGATGGTCGTGTTGATGTAGTTCCGGTTAGTGATCCAAACATTCCATCGAACTCTCATAGACTAGCACAAGCACAACTAATGTTACAGTTAGCTTCACAATCACCTCCGGGAACATTTAACATGCCTGAGATAAATAAAGCTGTATTAGCTGCGGCAAATGTTGACAACCCTGATAGATTTATTACAGCACAAGCACAAGCCGTTCCTCAAGATCCAATAGCTGATATTATGTCAGCTGCAAAAGGACGACCAATAAAAGCTTTCCCCGGACAAGATCATGATGCACATATAGCTGTAAAGACAGCTTACATGCAAGACCCTATGAACGGAGCTAATCCAGTTATGAAAAATGTACAACCGTTGTTGATGAACAATATTCGTGAACACATGGTTCTACGATTCCAAGAACAAATGGGTGGACTCATGAAAGCTCAAGAAGGTCAGGTAGATCAAGGAGCCAGTTTAGGAATGATTATGTCACAATCAGCTCAACAAATATTACAAGCTAACCAACTAGCAGCTCAAGGGGGATTAGCTAGTATTGAACAACAAAACATTGAGTTACAAAAATCTGAACTTGAATTAAAGAAACAAAGAGAGATGGTTGATGCTCAATTCAAAGATAGAGAAATAAAACTTAAAGAAAAAGAAGTTGATATTGATGCGATGGTTGAAGCAGCTAAGATTCAAGAAAAGAAAGATAACGATTCAAATAATCTTACAGCTAAAGTAGTTATGGATTTGTTAAAAATGATTGACAAAAATAAGTTAAATGGTACACAAGAGTTACAAGCTGGTGGTGATGTTCAAGCTTTTAAACAAGCAGCCGATATGGCCGTTACTCAACAGCAACCACCGATGCCTATGCAAACAACAATGACACAACCACAAAACTTTTTAGATATGGCTCGACAGGCACAAAATATACCAACTGATCCTCAACCTGAAACGGTACCAGAACAACAAGAAAAGGAGCAACCAAAAATGAATATGGGTAAATTTACATACGAACAAGAGATCGGACCAAATAGCACAAAACTTCATCATCCGACAAAAACAAGTGGAGTAACTATTGGTGCTGGTTATGATATGAAAGAAAAATCACAAGACACTATTATTGAAGACATGGCTAGTGTTGGTGTCCCTGAAGATAAGGCTGATAGATTATCGTTAGCTTCCGGTTTATCGGGAAAAGAAGCTAGTGATTTTGTAAAAGAAAACTCTGATCTTGAGATTACACTCCCTGAACAAGAAAAATTATTTACAATTAGTATGAGTGAGGCTTTTAAACGGGCTGATAATGATTTAAGAAGTTTAGGATATGATCCCGATCAAGTTCCTGAAAATAAAAAAGAAGTATTAGCTGATTATACTTACAATGTTGGTGGTCTTATAAAATTTCCAAAATTTACAGATGCTTTTCTTAAAGGTGATCTTAAAGTAGCTTTGGCAGAATCTGATAGATATTCAAATGGAAAACCACTTACTCGTAGAAATAAAGCAACAAGAGCTATAGTTACAGAGATTTTAACAGCCTGATGAATTATATAACAAACCACGGTGTGGAACTTCCTGATCCTGCCGTTTGTTTTGATGACGAAGGTTACGAACCCAGTAATAATGACATACCTAAAACATACGAGGTATTATCCAGAGCTATACGAGAGTTAGACATAAATTCATTTTCTTTAGGTATCAACAGTCTTTACACTAGTGTTAAGCCTACGGTTACCGTTCAGAACCAACTTAAATCTGCCTTAGTTGGTTTTACATTACGACAACAATCTAACAATATATCATATGATGGACCTAAACAATTTAAAGAGCTTGGCTATTATGACACTATTATTGATACTGATTCGTTACTTGCGTGTCTCGAAAAAGATATTGTTGAGTTAAAATCATTAGAACCTATTAGAAATACACGAATGCAAGATAGAATGTTAACCATACCGTTAAGTCATAAGGCTTTTAATATTCTAAACGATGTCTATAGTAAATTAAAGTTATTACCGCAACCGTATTCGATTACCAATATTAATTTACATGTAAGTGATAAAGACGATACCTTTAATGAATACTTTCAAAATGATCAAAAGCATAAACCTAAGAATGATTTGTATACATTACATATAGATCCAAAATATACTTACATCAAAACAATTATATATCTTAACACAGTTCAACGGGGTAATGGTCCTTTTGCTTATATACCAGAAAGTCATAGATGGAAGTTTGATGATGTTGAAATGTTATTCTGTAAAAGTAATCAGTTAGTTAATACATTATCAACTGTAGAACAAAGAAAAATAAATGCCGGTCTTCCGTTATGGGCACGGAAAAATTCATACTTTTCACGACAGTTTAAAAATAACACTTCTCTATCTGAACACTTATATAAAAAATTAAAACACTTTACATCAGATAAAAGTAATTTTATACTATTTGAACCGAACTTTGGTTGGCACAGGGGTACTCATGTGCAAACAGGAGAACGGATTGCGTTACAAATAATATTAAAACCAAACGGAAATAAATAATTATGAGATGTTGGCATTGCCATACAGAGTTAATATGGGGTGGAGATAATGATGTTGAAGATGAGGAAGATCATTATTTAATAGTATCAAACTTTAGCTGTCCCGGTTGTGGATCTCATGTTGATGTTTATTTTCCTAAAGAACCTAAAGGCACGGCCGTAAAAAGTGATTTAAGATATTATGATAGTTAATCCCAATCTTTCGAAAGAAGTATTACAACGACGAGTGTTTAATCCATACTATTACGATTTACATGTTAAAGAATTTTTAATAGGTAAGACAAGACAATATATAGATTCTAACGGAGTCGTTCTTGATGTGGGAGCTGGTGTTGGTCAGTACACCCGATGGTTTACGAAACATGCCGATCATGTTAAGGGGTATGAAGCTGTCCCTGAAGTCTACGAACAACTATGTAAAGTTCAAGATGATTATTTAAATTTCTCACCTTTTAACCTAGCTGTTGGTGATAAACCGGGTAAGGAAAGATTTTACGTTGATAACAAACGATTATCTAATTCATCTTTTCAAAATTTAGTTGATGGTTATCCTATTGATATTGAAGTTATCACATTAGATGAACATTGTAGATCAGCTGATAATATTTGTTTTATAAAAATAGATACCGAAGGCACAGAACTTGATGTGTTAAATGGTGCACAAAAAATTATTGATAAACATAAACCTCACATGATGATAGAGATTTACGATAAGTTTAATAAATATCCAGTAGATACAACTTTTAAATTTTGTTTTGATAGAGGATACTCTTGTCTTTATAATCACAGAGGTCAAGGATTAAAACCAATAAATGACATTGAGCATGGTGTAAAAGTAGCTATGACAATGCCAGAAATAACTGATGGAGATTTTTTGTTTTTACATGGCAGTAGAACTTAAAAATAGTATGTTTATACATGTCCCAAAAACTGGGGGACGATGGGTAAAACAAATGTTGTTTAATTATGTAGAGGGAGCTAAAGCTGTTGGCGATGCTGTATATGATTCACATAATACACCCATGACTCACAAACAAACCTTTGCTTTTCTTAGACATCCTATGACATTTGTGCATAGTTTATTTCACCATCGTTCACGAAAAAAGTCAAACACCAGAGGACATCAATGGAACTGGCAGAACGATTTAAGACTGGAACGAGAGTGTCAAGCCGAAGAATATGAAGCATTCCTTACTAAAATAGTCGGGAATAAAAATGTTGTTAAGGATTATTATGATCATTACACAACTAATCATTATCCTAATATTAAGTTTGGTTATATGGAAACACTATGTAATGATTTGATTATTATGATTGATGGTCTTGGTGAAAAGTTTGATGAACCGTCTATTTACATGCACGGAAAATTAATTGTTGGTGGTCGAGATGCTGGTGGTCCCATAACTGTACAAGAGGCAATGATAAAACAAGAGTATCTTGATGCTATGTATGAATCTGAAAAAGAGTTATTTGAAAGACATGAAGTATGGATGCCGTAGCTAATTATCTTACTGAAAAACTTACGACGACAAAAAATAATCTAGCTGAAACAATTTCAACTGGGTCATCTGAAAATTATGCTGACTATAAATATCAAGTCGGTATTATTGAAGGCTTGACGATTGCTCTTGAAGAAATTAAATTAGCAGAGAAAAACTTATATAATGAAGGAGAAGACGAATAATGAAAGCAGCAGGAGTCGCAACAACAGTTGCAGGTAATGATGATTGGATTACAAACAAAGAAACACCAGATCCAGAAGTATTACCACACTTACCCGGATACCATGTATTAATTAGACCAGTGGCTATTCGTGATAAAACAAAAGGTGGCATATTATTACCAAGTAAATTTAAAGACGATGCTCAATATTTAACTACAGTAGGTCGTGTTTTAAAAGTTGGAGAACTTGCATATGCTGATAGAGATAAATTTAAAGGAGGAGCATGGTGCAAACCTGGTGACTATGTTGTTTATGGTAAATACCAAGGTGATAAATTTTTTTACAAAGGTATTAGAATGTTAATTGTATACGATGATCAAATACTTATGGTTATACCTGATCCAGCAGATTTAGATTCGCAGTTGGATATAAATAAATCATAATGTATAATTAGTAAATTAACGTAATCGTAACTCGTAACTACGGAGAAAATATGAACGAAGAAAACAAAACACAAGACGACGGCTATCAAGAGATAGACATTTCAAAACCCCAAAAAGAAGAACCAGAAAAAGACTACGAGGTTGAAGAAGAAGAAACTGAACAACCAAAGGTCGAAACAGCTAAAAAAGAGGAACCAACTGAGGAATCTAAAAAACCAGAGGAATTAGATGGTATTAATACTGCTGGTGCTGAAAAAAGAATAAGACAACTAATTAAACAACGTAAAGAAAAAGAAGAACAACTTGAATCTCAGCAACAACAGATTGCCGAACTTCAGTCTCAACTTAAAAATTCAACACAAAAAGTACAAGAGACAGAAAAAGCTAGTTTAGTTAGTTATGAGAATCAACTTAAAGAAAAACTTAAATTAGCTGAAGAAGGTTATAAAAGTGCTTATGATTCTGGTGATAAAGATAAACTATTAGAAGCACAAAAAGCTATTGCTGATACTACCACTGAACTACGAATGGTAGATGCTAAAAGATTTTATCTTGATGATCAAGCTAAAAAAACTGAACCACAACAACAAACAAACGGAGAAGCTAAGACTGCTGAACAACCACAACAAACACAAGCACAAACACAAACAAAAGCTCCTCAACAACCTAAGTTACATAAACTTGCAAGGGAGTGGATCTCAGATAACAGTGAGTGGTATAATAAAGATAGAATCTCTACACAAGCTGCACATGTTATAAACGAAGATTTATTACAAGAGGGCTTTGATCCAGAGACTGAAGAGTTTTATACTGAGATAAGTAAAAGGCTAAAGAAAGAATTGCCTAACAAGTTTGGTCAGCAGGAAGAACCAACAAATAAACCTGCTCAAGTGGTGGCTGGAAAGTCACGTACTTCGGCCTCGTCTAAAGGTAAGATAAGATTGTCGCAAGAAGATCTTCGTCTTGCCAAAAAGATGGGAGTACCACTTGATGTGTATGCTAGAGAAAAAGCCAAGGTCGAGAAGGCCGGTGATGACTACACTACTGTAAATGCATAACGTGGATAAAGAAAGGTAATAATTGATATGACTACACCAAAAATAAATAATGACGTAAAAGCTGCGACTCGTGCTTCGCAAACAACTTCTCGAAACCAAAGAGGTTCCTTTGAGAAGAAAAATTGGTTGAAAATACCAGACGAGGTTATCACTAGATTTAAACAAAGAGGACTTACTCTTCGTTGGATTCGTGTCTCCTTGAAAGGTACGTATGATGATCAGAATGTACAAGAGAAACAATATGAAGGTTGGGATTTTGTCCGACCTGAAGATGTTCCTGAAATGAGTACAGGTTTCCAAAACCAAGCTGTAGGTGGACTCGGTAAACTTGTTATCCGTGGTGATGTAGCTTTAGCTGCCAATACTATTGAAAACAATGATGGTTATAAAAAACATGTAAATGATTTTACACAAGCCCAAACTGATGCTATCAACAGACAACTCATGAGCAAAAACGATCCTCGAATGCCAATCACAAATAGCAGTCGATCAAAAGTTACCACAGGTAGACCAGCACACTTTGATAAATAAAGGGTGTCGGTTAAACTTTAATGTAAACACTAACTTTTGAAGGAGGATGAGATGGCAACATCAAAAAATCTTAATGGACTCCAACCTTCTAGAATGCGTGGTGGTGGATACAATACGAGTGGTATGAATGAGTACGACATTGCAAACGGCAATGACGAAAACATTTTCCAAGGCGATTTAGTAAAAATTGTCAACGGTGCTATTCAAAAGGTATCAGCTACTGGCAATCTACAAGCTGGAGTTTTTATGGGTGTTAACTGGGTGGATCCAACTACTAAACAACCTACGTTTAGTAATTTTTATCCAGCAGACACTTCATCATCAACTGGTAATCCAAAAGCTTTAGTTCTTGATGATCCTAATGCTACATATATAGTACAAGCAGATGCGACTGTCGCAGACACTCAAATCGGTTTGAACTTTGATGTAACTTTAGGTTCTGGTTCAACTATTACAGGTATCTCTGGTTTCGGCATGAAAGGCGGAGCAGGAGATGAGGCTGCAAAAGCATTAAGAGTGCTTAGAAGGTCTACACTACCTGATGAAACTGCAACCGATCGATTTCCAAAGTTTGAGGTTAAACTTAATCTACATAGAGATGACTACGGTAAAGGGTCAGTCGTTTCTATAACTGACTTATAGGAGGGAAATATTATGGCTATAAATAGAGGTAATATCGCAAAACAGCTCCTTCCTGGATTAAATGCAATCTTCGGAATGGAGTACGGCTCAATAGAGGACGAACACGTTCCTTTGTTTGAGATTGAAAACTCGGATAGAGCTTTTGAAGAAGAGGTTCTATTTACTGGATTCGGTGATGCACCAACTAAATCAGAAGGTGCCGCAGTACAGTATGATTCTGCTACAGAGTCATTCACCAGTCGTTATTCACATGATACAGTAGCTCTTGCTTTCGCAGTAACGGAAGAAGCTATGGAAGATAACTTGTATGATACTTTTGCTAAAGTACGTGCTAGAGGTCTTGCTAGAGCTATGGCTACAACAAAGCAAACTAAAGCTGCTAATGTGTTTAACAATGGTTTTAACACTGCGTTTCCAGGAGGGGATGGGCAACCATTCTTCTCAAACTCTCACCCTGTAGTGGGAGGCACTCAAGACAACCTATTAGCTGCTTCAGATCTTTCTGAAACAACTGTAGAGACTGCTTTGATTGCTATCCAATTAACTAAGGATGATAGAAATATCTTAACAGGTACTCGTACGGAATCATTACATATTCCACCTGCCTTACAGTTTACTGCTGAGAAAATATTAGCAAGTACACTATCTACAACTCCAATTCATTTCGGTTTCGCATCAAATGGATCTGGACCAACTAATAAAGATGGTGTAACAAACGTCAATGACGTTAATGCTATACGTTCTATGGGTATGCTGCCAAGGGGTTACTTTGTTAACCATAGATTTACGGATACAAATGCGTATTTCTTTAAAACGGATGTACCTAACGGAGCTAAAATGTTCGTAAGAGCACCATTAGCTACGAAGATGGAGCCAGACTTTGATACTGGTAACTTGAGATTTAAAGCTAGAGAAAGATATAGCTTTGGTTTCAGTGACTGGAGATCTTATTATGGTTCTTCTGGTTCATCCTAGAATGTAAATGATAATAGGGGTCAGTAATGGCCCCTATTGTTTTATTAAGGAATTAAATATGGCAACAAATATAAAAGCAATATTCGCAACATCTACATCTACAATAGATTCGGTTCCTGGTAGACTTAGAGGATACAGCTTAGTAAACGGTATGGCTTCAGCAACCGATATTGTTTTAAGAGATGGTGGTGCTGCTGGTTCAATTATTATGAAACAAAGATTAATAGCCGGTGGTTCATCTGATCAATACATTGAGGATGCGGGTATTCGTTACGAAACAAATCTGCATGTCACTATGAATGCAGGAGTTAGTGTAGCTGGTACATTCTTTGTAGGATAGCACATGGCCGTTCGTAAAAAGAGAAAGGGCATGGGCATAAAGTCTAGTGTTAAGTCAGGTAATTTTAGACCGACTAAACAAGGTGCCGGTATGACAGCTAAAGGTGTAGCTGCCTATCGTCGTGCTAATCCTGGATCTAAATTAAAAACTGCTGTTACTGGTAAAGTCGCAAAAGGGAGTAAAGCTGCAAAAAGAAGAAAGTCATTTTGTGCACGATCTGCGGGTCAAGCCAAGATGCATAATATTAATTGTCGAAAGACACCTAATAAAAGAATCTGTCAAGCAAGGAGGAGATGGAAATGTTAGATATAAATATGATATGGGAAAAAATAAAAGAACAAGTTAAATGTGCTACATGTAATAGACACTGGTACATTCTAGCAGCTATAGCAGTAGTTGCTTGGTGTTGGATTTGGTAGTATGACTAACAAAGAACTAACTGATATTAAACTTGAATTAACTCGACACATAGAACGTGAACAACAATTACGTGAGGATGTATCTGAGTTAAAAACAGATATGGGTTGTGTTAAAAAATCTATCTTTCAAGTTAAATGGTTAGTCATAGGGGCTGTGTGTGCTACCGTTGTTATGCAGTCAGGAGCAACATCAGTTATTGCAAAGATACTTATAGGTATTTAATATGGCCATAAGTCGTGCTAATATAAGACAACAAGTAACGAAAGGACCACAAAAGAAAAAGTGGACCCGAAAGTACAAGAAGTCTATTAACTGCAAAAACCCAAAAGGTTTTTCACAACGAGCACATTGTGCTGGTAGAAAGAAGAGAGGTAGATAATGCAAGTAACAAAAAACGTAATAAGGTTTAATAATATGCTTGTTAAGATTCCACAGGCTACAAAAAGAGTGTGGGATTTATCAGAAAATAGATGGGGATACAGCTATGCCAAAACTATGTCCTAGAGGTAAAAAAGCAGCTAAAGCTAAATTCGCAGTTTACCCAAGTGCATATGCGAATGCGTATGCATCAAAGGTCTGTGCTGGTAAAATAAAAGGACCGGGTGGTAAAAAGAGAAAAGACTTTAGAGGACCGAAACCAAAGGCAGCTGGAGGCGGCACTATTAAATTAAACGGTGGTGGAAAGGTTGCTCGTGGTTGTGGTATAGTAAAACGAAAGAAGAAAACTAAATACAGATAACATGACTAAAAAAAATTACTATACACAAAGACAATGGGACAGAGTTGTTGGTTATGGAAAGGTTCCAGATAAATATAAATTAGAGAAAAAAAATGGCTAAAAAAGGTTTAAAGACTTGGTTCAAAGAAAACTGGGTAGATATATCTACAGGTAAAAAGTGTGGCCGTAAATCAGCTAAGTCATCAAAAAGAAAATATCCCGTTTGTCGCCCAAAGGCAGTTGCTAATCGAATGACAGCAGGTCAAAAAGCTGCGGCTGTTAGAAGAAAAAGAGCCAAGACCAACGTAGGTCCAAAACCCACATCTATTCGTTATCCTATTAGTGCAAGTGGACGTAAACAAAAGGTTAAGAAATCTAAAAGAAGGGCATAGACGACGATGATTGATCCATTAATGGCTTTTGCTGCATTAAAGACAGCTAGTAGTACAATATCCAGTGCTGTTAAAGCCGGTAAAGATTTAGCTTCTTTAGTTGGTCCTATAACAAGACTGGCTAAAGCTGAAGCTGATTTATCATTTGCTGCCGAAAAAAAAGGTGGTATACTTGGTAAATTAACGGGAGCTGAGCAGACAGCAATCGATGCTCACTTTCGTAAAGAGGAAGCCAACCGTATCCGTGATGAGATGCGAGAACTGTTTATGTTGTTTGGTTCTCCGGGACAGTGGGAAAGACTACAGGCTGAGATAGCTGCGGAAAGAGTTCGTCGTAAGAAAGCTTTGGAAGCAGAAGCTCGTCGTAAACGTCGACTAAAGAATATGATTATTTTAACATTGTCTTTAGTGACAGCAATAACTATACTAACACTTGAAATAATGTACTTAAAAGGAGTAATATAATGGTAATGAAAAAGAAATCAACAAAGAAAAAAATGATGGCCGGTGGTAGAACCAAAGGCACTAAATACAAAGCAGCTGGTGGTGGTCGAATGACTAAAGGCACTAAATACAAAGCAGCTGGTGGTGGTAAGATGCCTATGGTTAAAAAGAATGGAAAAATGATTCCAGCTTTTGCAGCTGATGGTAAAGGTAAAATGAAAAAAGGTGGTAAAGCCAAACTTATGGGTGGCGGGATGACTAAAGGCACTAAATATAAAGCAGCCGGTGGTCGAACCATGAAGACATCTAAGTATAGAGCCGGTGGTGGAATCAAAGGCACTAAGTATAAAAGAAGAGGCGGCAAGGTTTAATAGTGGCATATACAATTTCTAACATCCCACACTTTAAGTGTTGGGTGAGGAAAGAGTTCACGCATAACCACGAGAAATACCAAGGAGAGTTTCTCCATGCTTTGGCTTTTGCAGTGTGCACTATTCCAGACCGTTGTTTAAGTTTTCAAGTTGTGTTTACAGGATGTGGCGAAGACCACCCTAATCCCCACGGTGGAGCTATGTGGGCACGTATACCAATAACGTCTTTAGTGGGGGACACACCGTTTGATGAATGGCCACCAAACATACAGACTCATTTAGCCCAACCATGGGACTGCTCCAGTCGTAATCATGCTATCATCAGAATGGATCGAATTAGTTCAAGTCCGTGGTTGTGTAAGATAGACGGAGAGTTCTATAATGGTAAGTACATGTTTACGGTTGATTATACCGACAGTTATATATCGGATGATCCAGCACAACATAAACAATCACATGTGTTGGAATTAACATCGGGTCCGTATAAAGGTTGTATAGTAGCACTACCGAACAATCGTGTACGTGTAACCAATCCTGCACTATGGGTTGTTGGAGAGGGACCACCAGACTTTGTACCGTCACAGTGGGAACACTCCGCAGAGCAACACGATAGTTATATGGACTGGGAAACAACATTTGATAACCTATATGAATGGGGAAAGAAAAAGAAATGACAGATAATATGGATAAAAAATTAGATTCAATAACACTCACAGAAGAGGAGTATAAGAAGAAAAAAGCTAGAGGTGATTTTGAAAACAAAAAGTCTCCGATACCTACTTATATAAGAACAAAAAAAACAAAACCCAAACCTGAACCTAATCCGTTACCACCAGATGTGAGAAAAGCCATGGATCAAGTATATAAAAAAGATACTGAAGGAAGACAAATTCTAAAAGAATTATATGATGAAACAAAAACAAACGAACCAAAGAAAAAAGAATTCATGACCGGTGGCATGGTTAATCCATCATTTGGAACTGAGTTTGACGATAGGTAAGGAGAAATATTATGGATAATAAAAAAGTACGTAAAATTATTAGTGGTTTAAAAAAAGCATCAAAGCTACATGCTTCTCAGGCTAAACAACTTGAGGGTATGTTAAAACAAAAGAAGAAATAGATGGCAACTTCGGGTACAACAACATTCAATCTAGATATAGCTGATGTGATCGAAGAAGCTATGTCTATGTTAGGTGGAGAACAAACTCTAGGGTTTGAACCATTAGAGGCACGTCGTACACTTAACCTTCTTCTTATTGATTGGATGAACCGTGGTATATTACTATGGAAACAGAACCTAGCCACATTGGATATAACAAGTGGCACAGCTGAATACACATTACCCACTTCACTTATAGATATAACTGAACTAGTTCATAGAACAGTTAGTGGTTCAACAACTACAGATTTAGCTTTAGAACGTATCACTATGGAAGCTTATCAAAGAATTACAAACAAGACACAAACAGGTAGACCTACACAGTATGCTGTTAATAGATTAAGAGATGCAGCTGAATTATATTTATGGCCTACACCTGATACCACAACTTCTAGTGGCACACCATTATTGTCATACTTTAGCTTTAACAAAGTTGAAGATGTAACTAAATCTAACCAAGATCCTGATGTTCCTTTTAGATTCTTACCATGCTTATCAACAGGCTTAGCTTATAAAATGTCTATTAAAAGACCAGGCATTACATCTGAACGAGCTAGTATGTTAAAGCAAATGTACGAAGAAGAATTAACATCAGCAATGTATGCAGATAAAGAAAGAGCTAGTCTTTTGATTAAGCCATCGTTTAGGTTATAATGGCAAAAGGTAAGTATGCATACTTTGTCTGCGATCGATCAGGGTTTAGATTTAAATACTCTGAACGAATCAAAGAGCCGACGGGATTAGTAGTTGGAGCTTCGGAAACGGATGGTCGATATAATATATTAGATCACCCGCAGAACAAAACTCCAAGGATTAATGACGATGAAAACTTGAGGGATGCACGTCCAGAAGTTGCACTAGCTACAACTGGTGATGCTGGATGGAGTCCTGATGATTCAACATTTACAAAGAGAGGTAACTAAAAATGGCCATTACACAAGCTGTATGTAATTCCTTTAAATCGGAAGTTTTACAAGAAGGGCATCAGATTAAAACTGATACCTTAAAGATAGCTTTATTCACAAGTGCGGCTTCTTTGTCTGCGGGTACGGCTGCGTACTCAACGTCTAATGAAGTTGTATCAAGTGGTGGGTATGCTCCTGGAGGTGGTACACTAACTGGTGTAACTATTTCCCTTGGTGGTACATCTGCTTCTGGTGGAACAGCAATTATTGATTTTGCTGATATATCTTTTACAAGTACAACATTCTCAGCTAGAGGAGCATTAATATATAATTCATCTAATAGTAATAAAGCTATTGCTGTTTTAGACTTTGGGTCTGATAAAGTATCAACTAACGGTACTTTTACTATTTCATTCCCAGCTGCTGCTGCCGCCACTGCTATTATCACACTTTCATAGTCGAGGTTAATCGTCTATGTCTGTGGTTACTAGTGGATACAGTAGAAATACTTGGAACTCAGGTGCATGGAACCGTAGTGTCGTTGACCGATCGGTTACAGTAACAGGAGTTTCATTATCTACTACTCTCCGTTCTGTAGAAATAGTTATTCCAGGCACGGCTTTTGTAACTAACGCAGGAATAAGTTTATCTCTTCGTAGTGTAGCTACAACAGCTAATGTAAACGTACCGGTAACCAGAGCAAATATAGGATTTAGTTTACGGTCTGCTACTGTTGAAGTTGTTAAAACAAGCAATGTAACGGGAATATCTTTGGCGACTACTTTACGTAGTCCATCACTCACAGGTAGCCCAAAAGTTTCTCTAACAGGATTATCACCAAGCTTTACATTAAGAGATGCTATAGCTTTCTTCGGAACAAATGTTATACCGTCACAAACATCAGCAACATTTGCAACGGGTAATGAAAAAATAGGAGCTGGTGCTAATCCAGTTATATATGGTGAGGCGAAAACATTTAAGGTAACTGTTGTAAATGTGGGTGGTAATAATAAATACTTTATTGATGGTAGACAACAGTATGGTTTAAATTTAGTTAAAGGTCGTACACTTTATACCTTTGATCAATCCGATAGTTCTAATAGTGGACACCCATTAAGATTTTATTTAGATGCAGCTAGAAGCACACTTTTTTCAACTAGTGTTTATACAGTAGGAACTCCCGGTAATGCTGGAGCTTATACACAAATATTTGTTGCGAATGATGGTCCAACTACATTATACTATCAATGTAGTATACACGCAGGTATGGGAGGTAAAGCAAACTTTCAACCAGTAATGAGAACAAGAGTTGTATCACCAAATATAAACGGTGATGGCAACTTGGTATTAACAGGAGTTAGTGCTAGATTTAGAACACGCATAAGAGGAATATGGACACCGAAAGTTTTTGGTGGTACTTCTGAAATATGGAAGGCTAAGAAGATATGAGTATAACATTTAACCAATTAGTAAACAGAATTAAAACAACAAGTGAAGATACCAGCACAGAGTTTGTTGGTGACATTCCAGCTTTTATAGAAAGAGCTGAAGCAAGATTAACAAGAGAAATAGATTCGTATGGTGTTGTTCAATATGCAACATCAAATTTGGTTATTGGTGATCCATTTATTACCAAACCTGTAGATACATTAATTATAAAAAATTTAAATATTTTAAAGTCTGACGGAACACGTATTAATTTATTACAAAAGACAGATGAATATTTAAATGATTATTGGCCAAAACGTACAAGTGTAGGAGTTCCTCGTTATTATGCCAACTTTGGTTTTAATAACTTACTTGTAGCTCCCACACCAGTATCGGCCTATGATTGTGAAATGTCTTACATTGTCCAACCAACAGCAGCAACCTCAGTGCATCAAGAGAATTTCTTTACTGAATATTGTTCTAATGCATTGTTTTATGCTAGTATGAAGGAAGCTTGTATGTTCATGAAGAACTACTCAGCAGCTCAAGTTTGGGAACAAGAGTATCAACGAGCCTTTACTGACTTATTGAATGAAGCTAGAAGAACAAGACAAGATGATATGAGAAACAATGCCTCACCAGCTGGAGGCGATAATACATTAGTAAAAGGAAGTAATTAATTATGCCCAGTACGTATACAACTAGACTTAGATTAGAGAAACAAGCTGATGGTGAAAATGCAAACACTTGGGGTGATCGTCTTAATCAACAAGTTATTGACATGGTTGACGAAGCCGTTGGTGGTGTAGTCGTTGTCAGTACAACAGGAGCCACAACATCATTAACCGCAAGTAACGGTGCAGCCGATCAGTCTCGTAATGCTGTATTAAGAATTGAAGGAACATTAGGATCTGACTCAACTATAGTAATTCCTAGTGTTGAAAAGTTATATGTTGTTGATAACCAAACATCTGGTGGCTCACATACAGTTAAAATAAAAACAGCTGCAACAACAACAAATGTTATTGCTCCTCGTGGTGGTTCAAAGTTTATTTATTGTGACGGAACAAATGTACACAATGCTGTCGACCCAGTAGGTGTAAGTGCATTGTCTACAGAGGGTGGTGCCGTTGGTCCTATCACAGTAGGTGGCACGGTATCAGCTACGTCAGTTGTAGCCACTCGTATGGCTGCTACAAGTATTTCAAGTTCAGTCACAGATACAACTAAACTATTTGCAACGACAGCCATATCCGTTAGTGCTGTTGATTCACTGGGTAAACAATTACGATTAACAAAAGCAGCTGTGGCCGACGTGGTTTCATTAACAGATGCAACATCAATTACTGTGAACCTTGATAATGGTCAGAACTTTGATGTAGTTCTTGGTGGGAACAGGACGTTAGCTAATCCAACAAATGTACAAAAGGGGCAGACAGGATCATTCTTTATTCGACAGGATGGCACTGGATCTCGTACGTTGGCTTATGGTGGTAACTATAAGTTTGTTGGAGGCACGGCTCCCACTCTTACAACGACAGCTTCTGCCGTCGATCGTATAGACTACATTGTGTTTTCAAGTTCAAGTGTACACATGCAGGCGAGTTTAAACGTAAGTTAGAGGTTACACATGGTATTTCAAAATAATGTTCTTGCTGGTGGAGCTGGTGGATCAGGTACAACCGGATACACAATAGGGCAATCAATTAGATTTAATTCTGATGATAGTGCATATATGCACAGAACACCATCTAGTTCAGGTAATAGAAAAACTTTTACAAGTAGTTGTTGGGTTAAATTAGGAGATGCATTAGATAGCTCCTTTAGTTGTGCTTTACCTATGCCAACTGTAGCTCAAACAGCATCTTATGGTATGTATCTATCTGGAAATGATATTCAAATTTTTATTTACTATACAGGTTCTGCTTGGCAAGGTCAGTTGTATACAAATAGAAAATTTAGAGACCCGTCAGCATGGTTCCATTTTGTTCTGGTAGTTGACACAACTCAAGCAGTACCTACTGAAAGAGTTCGTTTTTATATTAATGGAACTAGAGAAACTGATTGGCAAATTGAAAACTATCCAAACCAAAATCAAGATACTGATTGGAATAATAGTGGTGAAAAAATGGGAATAGGTGTTAATGCAAATGGTTTTGGTGGTAGCTTTGGTGAATACTATGCGGCAGAAATGGTGTACATAGATGGCACTGCTTATGGTCCAGAAAATTTTGGCGAAACAAATAGTTCCGGGATATGGGTCCCCAAAGATGTCAGTGGTTTATCATTTGGTACGAATGGTTTTTATATTGATGGTAGAGATAGTTCTGACCTTGGAGACGATGAGTCTGGACAAGGCAATGATTTTACAGTTGTGAATCTTGCCTCACACGACCAAGTTAGTGACTCACCTTCAAATAATTTTGCAGTAATGAATCCATTAGATAATTATTATTTTGGCTCTACATTTTCAGAAGGTAATTTACAAGTTACAACACCAAATTCCGCTGTATACACATTTAATACATCTTCAATACTTGTATCATCTGGGAAATGGTATGTGGAATTTGAGGTGCATCATTATGATTCTAATTTGATAGGAGTAGCTGGTCAAGCAAGTGGAGGTACAACTCATGTATTAGGAACTAAAAATGACCAAGTTGGTTATTATGCACCAGATGGAAGTTATTATAAAAATAATTCTCAAACATCTTATGGTAATAGTTATGGTGCTGGTGATATAATTGGTGTTGCATTAGATTTAGATAATAGCAAATTATATTTTAGTAAAAATGGAACTTTTCAAAATAGTGGTGTTCCAACAAGTGGTGCAACTGGTACTGGGGCTATATCTATTCCAGCACCATCTGCAACTGTTGATGGTGGTTATAGATTTGCTTGTGGAGAATTTTCAAATAATTATGCTTCACATAATATAAATTTTGGGCAAGATGGAACTTTTAATGGTAATGTAACTGCTGGTGGTAATAGTGATGGTAATGGTCATGGGAATTTTAAATATAGTGTACCAAGTGGATATTTGGCTTTGTGCACAAAAAATTTAGGGAGTTAATATGGCAGCACCAACAATACCAAATGGCGAAGAACATTTCTTTCCTGTAATTTATTCTGGCAATGGACAAGGACAACGTGCCGGAAAGTTCGTACCGTTTACTGATGACGGCACGATTGTTAATAGTTGTATGTTTAATAAAGCAGATAGTCCTAGACTAGCACGAACACCAGGTAGTGCTGGAAATAGAAAAACGTGGACATTTAGTGCTTGGATAAAAAGAACCATACTCGGAAGTCCTAGACATCAAATATTAACACAAACCCCTTCAAATGGAGCATCAGGAGATGTTTTAAATTTTAATACCGATAACACCATTAAATTTACAGATGCCACTTCTTCATACTATAATTTAATTACCAACGGAACATTTGAGGATACTTCAAAATGGTATCACGTTCTTTTGGCAGTTGACACAACTCAAGCAACAGCATCAAACAGAGTAAAACTTTATGTAGATGGTAACCAAATAACAAGTTTTTCAACAGAAACATATCCCTCACAAGATTTTCAATACACAATAAATAATAGTGGTACTCCAATGAATGTTTATAGTGATTATGGTAGTTCAGGTGCTGAATATTCTGATGGTTATATTGCTGAAGTCAACATGGTAGATGGTCAAGCATTAACACCATCAACCTTTGGAGTTACTGATACCTCAACTGGCAGATGGATCCCAAAGACAGTAGTGCCATCACCTTCATCAACTTATACATATACGGTAACTGTTGTTAGTGGTAATCCATCAGACCATCCTTATTACAATTTTGGGTCAACAAATAAATATGCTATTGATGGATCTACAGCTACGGGAAATGTCGCCCTCCAATTAGTTGAAGGTGCCACTTATAAATTTGACCAAAGTGATAGTTCAAATTCTGGACATCCATTACGATTTTCCACGACTCCAAACGGCAGTTGGGGTGGTGGTTCTGAATATACAACGGGAGTTACTACTAGTGGAACCCCCGGAAATAGTGGAGCTTATACACAGATTACTGTAGCTTCAGGTGCCCCTACTTTATATTATTATTGTACTAATCATTCAGGCATGGGGTGGTCTGCCGAAACTCCAACCTCTGGAATTACCTATGGCACAAATGGATTTAGATTAAAGTTTCAAAATAGTTCAGCACTTGGAGATGATACCAGTGGAAAAACAAATGATTTTAGTGTTACAAATTTGACAGCATCTGATCAACGAACTAATACACCCACAAATAATCTACCTATTATGAGACCATATAATCCTAGTTATTCTCAAACATTAGCTGAAGGTAATTTAAAAACTACTACAGGTGGAACTAATGTCGGTTATCCAATGGTTCCAACTTTACGACCCAAATCAGGTAAATATTATGCTGAATGTAGAGTAAGTGGTGATGGAGGTGGTAATACTGTAGACCTTGGGGTATATCTTCAAGAAGATATGCATAATTATTCAAGTGGTAATTGGTACCCAGGAAATAATAATGGTAGTGGTTGGAACTCAATTACAGGTGGTTATGCAGGTAGAGGGTTTTATCAACAGCTAGGGGGCTCTAGCACTTATGTTCAATTTATTAGTGAAACTATTGGAGCAGGTGATGTCATAGGTATGGCTTTAGATATAGATAATGGTTTACTTTCATATTATAATAACTCTGGAAGTTTAGTTGGAAGTGTGCCTTTTGACAATAACAAAACACCTATGTTTGCAGCTATGTCAAATACTAATATTACTTTCGATTGGAACTTTGGCGATAACGGCACATTTAATGGTAATGAGACGGCAGGTGGTAATAGTGATAGTGATGGTAATGGAAACTTTTATCATAGTGTTCCTAGTGGATTTAAAATGCTAACCCAAGATAATATGCCAACCACAGATAGAGGTATCCCTGGACTTTCGTGGGTTAAGAATCGTGACCAGTCGAGTAACAGTCATGGACTAATTGATTCAAGTCGTGGTCAAAGTAAAAATATATTTTCTAATTCTGATAGTCCAGAGCAAGATTATGATAAAAGAGGATTAGTAAAATTTTTAAAGGGTGGATATTCTTGTGGAGAATATCAATATATAAATGGAAGTGGTGATCGTTTAGTAAGCTGGAACTGGGCAGGAAATGGAGGAACCACTAGTACTAATACTGATGGTTCAATCACAACAACCACCCAAGTTAATTCGACAGCTGGCTTCTCAATTATACAGTACACAGGGACAGAAGCTAATGCCACTAT